CAATTCGAGGTAAAGCTTTCCGTCAAACTGTGAGATTCTCTCCTTGATGTGTTCTGACTGAATCTTCAGATACTTCTCGTTATCGAAACCTATCTTCATACTACTTTAAATAAAACTATTTCGCTATTATTTTGCAAATTTGACTGCAAAAGTACAAAAAAGTATTGAATTATCCAACAAGAAAAGCGGAAAGTTGCTTATTTTTCTGTCATGGCAGAGGTTTCAGCCCCTCCCATCTCACATTCCAATTGCCATCCTGCGGAAATCCAGGGTTCGGATGCGTACTTCCATCCCATCCCGCACACATCATTCCTACAGCCATCAGCAGACCGCCATTACCCGGAAGATACAGACGGAGACGGGCATCCTGATAGTTGTGCCCACTCACCAGATAGGTATTCTTCTGCTGTTTCATGAGCAAGGCTCCTACAGCATTCTGCGGTTCGCCCATTCTGGCGGCGCACATCGCCATCATCGGATAGTCCCAGCCCCAAGAGGTAGCCCATTTCCAGTTTTTCCAAATCCACTGTTCCGTCTTCTTCATCTTCGCCAAATCTACCTGAGCAACATTCAGAGGCAATACCCCCACAGCGCCCATTACAGCAGGATGATCGCTGAACATACGTTCCTTCCGGTAAGTATCCGGTTCGGTTTCTGCAGCCAGATACAGACTGTCCTTATCTGCCAGAGGCGAAATCTTGCGGATGATGTCTTCCCAATGGGCATCACGCTGCTTGCCCAAACGCTCCCGCCACTGCTGTGCCACCTCGAGAGCAAAATGCCAGTAGCTCAATTCGAATGGCGGATTCACGGTTGTTGCTGCCGGCAATGTTTCCTGAGCTGCAATACAGCCCCGAAGCGTATAACGGTTGTTCACCTGGTCGTAGGCTGCAAAATCGCCCATAAACTGAGCGGTTTCCTCTACCAGTCTGCCGTATTTCTGCAATACGGCAGGCGAAGGATTGGCACGGTACAGCATCTCTGCCAGATAGATGAGATGGGGCTGTTGCCAAATCAGAAAACTGCCCGTACTCGATGGAGCCTCGCCGGCATCAGGGTCGGTCATCTTCATCCATCTCACCCCCTTGAATCCCTGTCTCTCTGCTATCTTCCGCGCATTCTTCTCAGCCTTCAGATACCAGGAAAGCGAACGGTCAAGAAGTTCGGGATGTCCCCAGGTAGCAAACTGCAACTGGTGCCAGAGTATCATTTCGAGATGAAATTTTCCAAACCATGAATTATAGGTCAGTCCCGTTTCCTGAGGAGGTGTATCTCCCGCATCCTGGATAGCCAGAAGATACTGACTCAGCACTACTCTACGCTCTAACTCCCTGGCACGAGGGTCTTTGCACAGACCAAAGTCTACGATGCCCCCTTGTTTCCAATACCGGTTCCAATAAGCTTTCGCTTCTGATGCCACCTGCGAGAAGCACTTATCAGGAGATACCCGGACTGGCAATTTCTCCAGATATTCACAACTCACGCTCAGTTCATTTCCTTTAGCCACCAGCTGATAATAGTTCTTTCCCTTCTGTTTCAGGGCAGCCTTTCCTTCCCATCGCAGTACCACATAATATAGGGTTGCATCAACTACCCGTTTCAAGGTAGCCGACTGAGCAGTATGAGCCACCAAGGTGGTAGAATGCAGCTGATCTTTCGTCCAGTCACACGCATCATCACAATGTCCACCTGTAGGATAAGCGAATTTCACATCTACCGCAACTTTTCCTCCTTTTCCCGACGCAATGCCCCGGGAAATGATGTGGGTGGCCAGCATATCGCGTTCAGGATCGCAGACGGTTTGCACCTGATAACGGTACTTCTGGTATTCGAAAGAACTACGGATGATTCCGTTCCACATATCTAGCTTCTGATCTACATTCTTCACCTGTCTTGGATCAGAACCGAGCGATAAGCCCACAGTTCCCAGATGCAGGCGATGAGGATTCACGCGAAACCAGTCAGCAGCCGCCTTCTTGCGCTTGTCATTCTTGATTTGAGTAGCATAAATCTCCTTGTGTCCTCTCCCGAAATCATATTCTTTCCATGTTTCCTCCTCCTTGAAATCTTCCGGGTTTTGAAACGAGTGCCAGCCCCAATCACTCATCGTTCCCAGCGGCACACCTTTGGCATAAGCCTTTGGGAAGGACTGCAATCCTGTTCCGTCAACGGTGACGGCAAAGCCACCATTACCCACACTGAGAGACGACAGGGAATCCATCCCCATTACATGAGGATTGTTTCTTGTCACCACCTGATATCTGTCAATCTGCTGGGCAAAACTTCTGTTTCCACCCCACCCGATACTTCCATAGACGAATGCTATGAATAAAACCAGTTTCTTCATCTTGCTAAATTCCGTTCGTTTTTAATCAATTCGTTTTCTCTTGCTTTAATAGATTTCTATAATATTCCGCAAAAGTACAAAAAAAAGTTGCTTTCGAACAATGTTTTACGCAAATTATTCTTAATTCTCAAGGATTTGCCGTATCTTTGCATCTTGCAATGGGCAGCATAATATGTCATATCGCAAAAACATGAATTTTAAAAGAAAATATAACCGACAAATGAAAAAGAATTTACGTACCGCCTCTATCTGCGTGCAGGGAGGCTATGAGCCAAAGAACGGCGAACCGATTGAGCTTCACTAAATGCGATAAGCATTTACACTGAGTATCAATACTTTACGAGATTTAACGAGTAAAATATACAGTAAAAAACGCCCGAAAAACCCCGTAAATATGATAAAAACTGATAGACTTTGCAAGTAATATGCAAGCTAATAGGAGATAGAATTATGAAGGTTTATGTTGAAGACAAAACATATAAGGTGTATTTCTCCATCACTCATAAGTGCAAGAGATTCTATATATACACAGGATTGCAATCGACAGAGAAGTTTGATGGTATGGTATTTCCTCGTTCAGACAAGTCTGCAAAGGCAAAAACTAAGCGACTGGCAGAGCTATATTCAAACGTGGAAGACTATATACTGCTGCACAAGGGTGAGGACGTTCCGATGCTAAAAAGCCATCTGAAAGAGATTATAAAGGGTGGCAAGGTAGCAGAGAAGAGTTTCCTCGACTATATGCAGATGTGTGCGGATTCCAAGAATTTGAAAGCTGGCACGAAGAGAGTGTATGATGTGACTATCATCAGAATCAGAAACTACGATGCTAAGTGTACATTTGAAACCATCACCAAAGACTGGCTCGATAAGTTTGTGAAGCATGAATATGAAAGAGGACGAATGCCTAACGGAGTTCATATTGATTTGAGAAATATCAAGGCAACATTCAATTGGGCAATTGACAACGAGATAACAACCCTATTCCCATTCCGTAAGTACATACTTCCACATGAGGAAACAAGAAAGCGTTGCCTTTCTCTAGAACAGATGAGACAGTTGCGTGATGCAGAGTTCCACACTAACCCTCAATGTGAATCAAGGGATTTGTTCATGCTAGGTTTCTATTTGATTGGCATCAATATATCAGACCTTCTCGATTTGAAGCCAACAGACCTTCGTGGCGGCAGAATATGCTACAAGCGCAACAAGACAGGACGATTGTATGATATAAAGGTAGAACCAGAGGCGTTGGAGATTATCAAGCGATACAAAGGCAAGAAATATCTTTTGAAGTATAAGGACAACAGTAAGTTCAATCTCAAACACTTTGAGAGCAATCTGAACACTAGATTAAAGAGACTAGGCAGATTCAGAGAATATAGTAAAGAACCGATGTTCCCCTATCTTTCCACCTACTATAATCGCCATACGTGGGCAACGCTAGCAAGCGAGATTGATATACCGATAGAGACAATTGGCAGGGCATTAGGTCATGCGATGTGGGATAATGCGGTAACATCAACCTATATTAAGTATGATACCAAGAAGATTGATGAAGCCAACAGAAAGGTCATTGACTACCTGAATGCCGATTTAGAGTGTAACAAAGACAACAAATAAAACTCAAATGATGTTTTGAGTTTTCTGAAAGGGCAAATAAAAAAGGGAGGCTATTAACCTCCCTTTCTTGCTATTTATCCGATAGAATAGTTTCTATCTTCTTACGATAGTCAACAGAGCCATCAATGAATGCGTGCATAAACAAACTACTATCGTTTATTGGCACGCTGATAGGCTCGTTGATGAAGTCCTTTGTGACTTCCGAGTTATTCAACAATGCAGAAACAAGTCGTTTCTTTTCGTAATTGAAACCTTGTGTAAATCCTGCGGCGAATGGTGTAAGCGAGTGAAAGAATGGTGTTGGTGCTTCACTCAGATTTTGCAGTCTCTGTTTCAGAGTCAGCTCCTTGGTCTTTTTTATCATTATTCTTCTTTTCAATTTCTTTCTCCATTTTATGCAAGCGTTCAACCTCTTGTTCGTAGATGCTATCTAACGCATCAGAACACTTTAGGTATTGAGTAAGGCTATTCTTGCGCTGCATAAATTCAGCCTTATTCTTATACTTCATACCTTGTATTGCGGTCAGTATGTGACGCTGCATTTCAAGTTGCAGCTCATCATAAGCCCATACCGTTGTCTGTACCGCTTTTTTCTCATTACTCTGTATTTCCTTTGAGAGGTTAACAAGAGCCTTGTATCTTCTGTTCTCCTCGCTTATTACCAGTTTGAATATTCCCCAACTGAATACGAATCCAAACCAAACGAATGCAACACTCCAACTGCCAGTACAAGCGTTCATTATGGCGAACGCTATACCTAATAACATTTCGGCATAGTAAATATCAAACCAGCCAAATCGTTTTTTAATCATTTTCTTCATGTTTTTTATTCATTAATTTATTAAGACGCATATAAAAGTACTCATCAGATTCTCCTCTATTTTTGAATACTAAATGATTTTGCTCCATGAAATCAAGGATTATATAAATGCTTTTCTTTCCTAGATTTCTAAGATTCTTTAAAGAATTAACATCAAGCTTTCTTAGTAAATCGCCAACCGTATATACTTCACTATATCTAAATATGTTCATAATACGTACAGGAAAACCGAAATTGTCGATATTCTCAGATAAAATCTTTGGAGGAATAGCAATATCACTAGTAGGTTTATCGCCCTTCTCACGTCTGTAGGAATCAAAATCCATCTGCATATCCTTGATTTTTTTGTTCAGTCTTTCAACCTCAGATACTAAATGTTTGTTGGTAGAGATATGCTCGATAATCGTAATTTCGTTACGTGATAACTTATCGCATGTCTTTTCTACTATCTGACGAATCCTAGTAGGTGTAAGGTCGTACTCATCTGCTAGGTCTTCAAAAGTCTTACCTTTGATAATCCCTTTTAGAATTTGGGATTCACGATAACTAATATGCGGCGCAATATCTAGATAAGAAATGGCATCTATCGCCACAAATAACATACCTATTGCATTAGCTGATAATTGCCCCTTTGCTGTAGCAGCGTTTCTCGTTTCGGCAAGTTCTATATTAATAGCATTCTTGCGCTCTTTGAGTTCTTTGAGCTTATCATCTATCATCTTTTCGTTGACTGCAAGCATTTTGTACTTCTGAGCGTACTTCTCAATATCCTTGCTATTCACATACACGATACTATGGTCTTTATAACTACCAATCAGACCCTGCTCTATGTAGTTACTAATAGTCTGCCTTGATACTCCCAGTATCTCGGCAGCTTTACTTCTTGTGATTCTAGCCATATTACTAACCCTTTTATTGTTTCAGATTTAAATCTGCCAATCTCAGCTCTAGCTGCTGAATAACGTTGTCGATTGTCTTCCCCTTATAGTCAAGAGCAATCTCCTTCAATACTGCAATCTGAGCTTCAATTCTAATTCTGTCTCCTACTGTCATCATAATCAATCTTGTTTATTAAGAGCGGTGCTTGTAAAGTTGTAGTGTACAACATAAACATAACCGCCATACATCTTTCCGTAAGTAACCTCTATGAAGTTAAAGATAATATCTTCACAATCCTTGTATGGAATCAAAGGTTCAATAGGGAACGCTTTGTATTCCGTATAATAACGACCTACTTCTTGTGAAAGCAACTGCTTAAAAATATCCACTTCTCCATACTTCGAGAATACACCTTTGAACTCGTTTTCATTGTCTATAGCAACAACTACTCCAAGTTCTTTCTTGATACGTACGCCCTCATATTCGTTGCAAGTGCCGTTAAAAATTGTCGATGTAGTAAGAATCCCTTTTATCTCTTCCATACGCTTACTTCATAAAAACATCAAACAAACCTGCCTTGTAAAGCAAGAAAGTAAAACATGCCCAAAACATCAGACGATACCAGAAGTTAACCTTTACATAAAGACTGTGCGCCATCATTGAACACCCTAAATCAAAGGCAATCAAAACTAAAATAACAACTAATTCAAACATATATCAATTTCTTAAAATGTGAACACTAACAGCCTTGTTTACTGCATTAGGCTGCGACTCATTAAAACTCTTGATAAACTTACGTTCCATTTCATCAGGGAACATAGCTTTTTTCGGTTTCGGCATTGATAACGTGCCTACTACTTTGTACCCCCCCATAAGTGTTATTACACACTTTCGAGTGATTGTTTCTTCTCCAAACATATTCTCTAAATTTAAAAATTACAAACCAATATTTTTCATTTTATCTTTAAAATCATACGCAGTATTGTTCACGGAACAAATATCATTAGCATTGATTCTCTTGTTATCTTTTGTTCCATAAACCACTTCGTATCTTTTTGCATCTAAGCTCATATAAACACTACAAGATAGAACTACATATTGCTCACCTGATGATTTTATTGAAATAATATCACCATTGGCTATACCAGCATTCTTTGCTATGATGTATTTCTTAGCCCGCACAACGCTACTAAATGTATCGTTTGCTTTTCTTATTCTTGCATCATTTATAGATGGCAAGAAGTCAAGTCCCTTTTGTTTGAGCATACCTCTTAATTTCTCTGCAAAATTTTTATTAGAAATAGCCTTTACCTCTTTCTCTGTATGCAAAGATAATGCTTTATAACTAAATATTTCATTCTGCAAAAGAAACTCTTTAAAACGCTTACTATGACTATATTCTAAAAGGACATTTTTTATAAAATCAACGTCCTTAAATAAATAATCAATAATCATTCTTCGTTCATCAGAACTTAAAGATGAAAAATATAACATTTCTCCCATATCCTCTACTTGTATTTAAATTTTATGGTTTTGGAAGCACTACCAACAATCTCCCTCTGCCTCTACAATTATTATGTGCGATTTTTTACCCACTTCATTCTGTGCTCAACTTTCTTCTGATTAGTGCCACTCTTAGCCTTTGATATTCGGTTCGTCAGAACCTTGTATTTATTGGCGCATCGCAACTGACCTTTTCTGTATTTGGCAGAAATGATAATGAGTGTTCCATCGCTTGCACGGAAAGTTTGGTTGTTTGTGCATACGCACGCATCAACGTTTGCTTCGGTGCATTGGATTATCTTTTGTACAGTTCCAGACTTAACAAGAGACTTGATGGCTTTCTTCGCTTGGTACATCGTGCCGTTAATATCCTGCATCATTCGGTTGTTAGAGTAACTTCCAGTGTACTTCTTATCGAATGGTTTCTTCAACATACGAGCTTCCGTCTTACGAGCATTTCGTACACTTTTAATAGAGTGCCCATTAACGGCTCTACTATGCGTATTGATGACTTCTTCGATAATGTTTATCTTGTTACAGATAACAGCTTCACGTACAAGATTTTTAAGGCTCGGCAAGCTGAGATTTCTCAACTGTCCTCGTCTCGTCTTGTAACTATAATCTTTGCTATGTATTTTGTTCGCTATGATTTTCTTCACACCGAACTTGTTTGTTTCTATCCTGCAATAACCGAACTTGATAGCTAAGTCCAAGTATTGTGTAAATGTTGGCTTATTAAAACCAAGAGCCTTTGCTGCTTGATTTTTTGAGCCATAATGTAAATCGGATGCACGGAAAAGGAATTTTATCTTTAAGGCAAAACAGAATGCCACCAAGCGGTCTTTGTCGCTCAGTGCAATCTTAGCTTGCTTTATCCCTATTCTAATATTGTGCATACCTCTGATATTTAAATTAGAAACTCCAAAGGGTCAGAGGTAGAGAATAGCCCTTCGGAGTTTACTGTTTGGCTTTGTTTAATGCTCATACGGTCGCCAGCCGAATAGCAATATCTTTTCCTTTCCACATCTTACTCAGTCTCTACACCTTTCATTTGCGATACAAAGGTAAGCATTATTTTTGAGATTTAAAAATTCGTCTAAAACGCTTGTTAACAACACGAAAGGAAGATTAATGCGAGAAAATTATATATAATACCAATATATGATATTTAGATAGGGATACGGGGATTTTCTGGAGATAATAAAGATTTACAAATAGCTAAAAATTTAGTTCTGTTTAACAAACAAAAAATGCCCCACACCACCAAAAATGATGATGCAGGGCGATATATGATAGGTATAAAAGAAATGCGATAGTAAAGCCCCACCATTGAGCACCAACGGCAGGGCTGAGATAGATGAGTTCCAATGAATAATTGCTTTGCAAAGATAGGCAAAATATCTGAGAACTCAAAGAGATAGTGAAAATTTCTTCTGTAAGCGGTTAAAATAGTCTGTTGGTATGATTTATCGGTTCGATAGTTTAAACGCCTTGTATGCGCCATAAAACAAATCCTCGCCTACCATAATTGATAAGCGAGGAAATACTATAATTAGCGTATGTATCTAAATCAAATCCTTTATCATATTATCAAATGCAGGATTTTTCCAAACGACTTTATTGTTTTTAACCAAGTCTTTTATATCTGACTTAGAAAGATGAAACCACTCACCTTTCTTATTCTTTGATGCAAAGCGGTTGTGCCAACGTTTTTCTGAATCCCCCTCGAATACTGCAAGCATTTTAATTGTCGGATTCCCTATAGACATAGCACGTAAACGCTCAAAAAAGTTAAAAGAACGTCCTATTTTTATCAGATTCGTATTATCGATTGCTAAATAAGTATCGAATTGTCTTTTTTTGTTTTCGCTTGAACAAAGTACATCAAACATACCTTTCAGTAATGCACTTGCGTAAGGATAGACGATTACACCAGCGTTATACAAGAATTTAGCATCACCAATAAAATAATCGAAATTATACAAATCTGTTTTATCCTCTGTTATTTCAGATAACACAGACATAAACACATCTATTACATCTTGTTTTCTGAACATCATCAAACTATCAATGATATTATCGTTATCGTCCACCAGTTCGCATATAGTAAACACCTCGCAACTCATAGCTTCGTTAGCTATCATTAGTCCAAAGTTCTCGGTATCTTTTGATAACATCCCTTTTTGGTGCAATATGCGGATTTTATCGTCCAACACTTCACAAATAGATGCAAATTCTTTAGAATCTATCGTAAAACGCTCAGTTCCTTTCCAGTAGTTACAGAGTATGTTATATGTAAGTTTATCTGTAGTACGGACACAGCTTTTACCTTTGATGGCTGCATTGATTGTTTGCAATACCAAATCCTGCCACGGCTTAGATATGTTCGATTTACTATCAATCCCATTATCTCCATAGGATAACTCCTTTGAGCCAAACATTTCTGCAAATTCGTTTAGCTTGTGGAAGACATACTTTTCAAAATCACTTTCTGTCATATCGCTAAGTTGTTAAACAAAAAAAACTGCGCTACGAGTTGTTCAAAGGTCTTTCAGCAAAACCTCCGATGGTAGTTTCCTATCCACCGACTCGGCGCAGTAATTCTTATATAATTACTTTATACTCGAAAAGATTATAGGTACAATAAACGCACCATCTTTGCAGACGATGCGGCAACTATACCGCTGAAATGATTTTTGAACGTTGCAAAGATACGAAAAATATTCATATCTGCGTGTCTTAGAAGCAACCTTTAACCAAACTTTAACATTTGGCAGTTATTAATTCTTCGATTAATTTGTTTTTAGGATATAATAAATCCCCACCTACAAATAAGCAAGTGGGGAAATTGTCATCTTATAGTATCAGCAACTTGAATATTACCCATATTCAATATATTGCCAGATTTAATACCATCTGTTCCAAAATTATAATCGGTACAAGCATCCACGTAGGCATTTGCAAATATTACACCAGCTTTGCTCTTATCTTTAATGAGCCTCAGAAGAGTTTTATCTTTTTGGCTAATCATAAAGTCGAATTTAAATCCATCCTTAACGCAATCTAGTACACCATTTTGGTATCTATCATTGTCACACCATTCATACAGGATGCCATCAACCTTTATATTGAAGTATTGAAACTCGTTTCTTACATGACCGCCAAATCCGTTTTCTCCGATAGCACGGAAATTAATGACGCAAAGACTATCCGTTTTCCAAACGACTTGATAATTGCTTACCTTGAAGTCTTCTGGATTAATAGCATTATTGTCTATCCATTTTTTAAGGTTTTCTTTAGTCTGTGCAACAAAAGGAATATCTTTTGGCTTTGGTTTCTCTTTTGGTTTACTGCTGCAACTAGCAGCAAACACCACGGCAATCATAATTGCCATAAACATTAAAATCTTTTTCATAATCATATTAGTTAATCACAATAAAACTTCGCTGTCTCGTAAACTGGGTCTTTGAAATCAACAACATCACCATCCTCATCTAGGATTTCCTTAACTCCATCATAGACTTCATAGTGGAAGTTGTTGCTACGACCCTCCCAGCAATTGTCTTCGGCGAAAACAGGGTCATATCCCTTTGTGTTCTCGTTGCAATACACCATCGCCTGTTCAAGTGTATCAAACTCTGCAACATTGTTTATTTCAACGGTGTTGTTGTAATAAATCTGATATTTCTTCATGTTGATTGACTTAACCGTGATGTCGAGGGCTGAAGACTATTTATATTATTTTCAAAAGATAACGCAATATGCGTCATTATATTGTGTGTAGGGCAGAAATTTTAACCTTTATTTCTGCCCATGGCGCAATCGAACAATGTGCCGATTAGCCAAATTGCTATTAAGAATGCCATAACTTAAACCTCCTCTGTATTATTGTTGTTGTTATTCAGTTCCTTGTAATACTGCTGAATCTCCTCATCGGTCATACCCTTTTCTCGCATTACACGATAGTTGGCAGAACAACGCCTGAAATAAACCTGACTGCCATAGACTGAGCGTAGATTGTAATACGCACTTCTTACTAGTTCTTTGGTTAATACCTTGCCAGTGGATGAATAAACACCCATCTGCTGTAACATCATAGCTGCATCGGCAAAGTTAGGTGTGGTTAATTCAGTGAAGTCTTTGGTACACTTCTTAACCACATTCCATATAGCTTTGTTGCAAGGTTTCTCAGCAGCCTCTTTCTTGCGCTTTTCCGATGCTGCCTTCTGTGCATTTGATAAGTCACATTTTCTAGGTCTGCCCAACTTCTTAACGACCTTACCAGACTTTGAGATAAATTCTCCGTCTTGTGCCAACTTCTGCTTGCGTACTTCCAATGCGCTCTGTGTTCGTTCCTGTATGAGTTCACGCTCCATCTGTGCCGAGAACGAAAAAGCGAACAACAACATTTCGTCAATCGCTTTCAGATGGCTGCAATCAAGGTCAATACCCATCTGAACGATAACCAATCGCACGCCACGTGGTTTCAGCTCGTCATTAACAAACTTGTTGATGTCGCTCATGGAACGACCGATACGGCTGACCTCTGACACGATAAGTATATCACCTTTATCAAGCATCGGCAACACCACCTTACCAAGGTTTCTATCCTTATAAGATACCTTACCCGATACACCTTCCTCCTTCACTTCGTGAGTAGCTTTCAGATTGTGACAATTCAACCATTCGTTGATTGTTCTTTCCTGCTGCTCCAATGTCTGCTTCTCAGTAGAGACACGACTGTATATTATTACTTTCTGTTTTGGCTCATCATCATCGGTCATGTTTGCCTTTGCGTTGCAGCTTTTGTCCGAACGGCAAAGGTAGTGACCTTCTTCCATCATGCAGTAAGGGCAATCCTTACAGCCGATGTTCACGATGTCGTATTTTACAGATGTGCCACCTGCATTCATGATTTCTGTTGTCTTCATTTCTCCTATCTCCTATCCTATCTCTTATTACTTAAAACGTTACTTTCTATTATTTATTATCCACGATAATAGAATGACACAAGAAAATCGCTACTTTTGCGCTCTTTGTCATTCTCATAATTTGTTTGTACGTTCAATGGTTTCAATGTACTGGATAGCACTGCAATCAATATATTTGTGTGTAAGTACAACTGTACTTCTGCATCCAATTGTAAGTGTTCTATCCTTTGTGTTGTAATGGTAAAAGGTATCATCATTACTGAAATCGAAACATATCTTTGTACCACCAACCAAATTGATAGTTCCTCTGAAACCATGGTCTTTGGCATCACCCAATACCGCTTTTACATAACCTGTATTCATATTCTTATCTCCTATAATTTAAATTTGTCACTCTGATGTTTATTTTATTCGCCATCCTTATCTTCCACATCAAATATAACACTATCCAGCTCGCCATCGCCTTCCAATACTCCACTATCATACATCGTTCTTGCAGCATTCTCAGCATCTTCGGATGATGATGCGTCTATCGGAATTGTGTAGGTGATTTTCTCAACGATTTCTACTATATACTTCTTCATATCTAAAACATTTTATAAACCTTCTTTAATGAATACACGAATAACGGAATCACTATCAATGTAATCTCTGTTTCCTTTCTCGGCAAGTATTGTTATCATATGTTCTTTTCCGTTATAGAGAACATCGGCAGTAAAATCAAATAGCTTTGATTTACTGAAGTTCACATGAGCAGACTGCCCATTAGAAAGATAAATACTTGCAACGCAACCGCATTCCTTTGCATCATCCAAGATGTCTTTGATAATATTAATCTTCATAGTCTTACTTCAATTCTTGTTCTACAATATCGAAATTATCCCACGTCTCACCTTCGTTATCCGAGATATGATAGAATGAGCCTGATACGCTGATTTGGAAATCATCACAATCCAATGCTTGTTTATAGCTTTCCAATGTGTTCAGACCTTTATCTTCCATCGCTTTTCTAGCCTTATCTCTAGTATCGAAGACTTCTGCATCAACCTCAACCGCCTCACCCAGTCCATGCTGGTGTGAATTGATAACTACATATACTTTCATAGCTTACCCTTTTCTACTATTTTGAAGTGATTATTCTTATAAAATCTAACAATACATCTAAGTTTGATTTGGTTAGATAAAAATATTCAAATGTACCTAAACCCCATATACTTTCAGATGTATATTCTGCATGTATATCCATATAAGCAGGTGATACATGAGGAAACTTAAAGCAAGGAATATTCTGATGCTCACGAAACTCTATTTCCTCTGTGATAACATACCCACGAATGAAGAATATAGTACTAAGTTCTGTTTTTGCATCATCAACGTAAGTTGCTCCTACATTAAAACTAGATAAATTGCACCTATCGATATTCTGCTTAATATATTCCAGTGCCTCTTTTTTTGTTATTGTATTTTCCATTTCTGTTTATTAAATTACACCGATAATATTAATCGGTTCTTCAATACTCGCTACCAATGCAGCATTATTATTCTCTGTAATAAGGCTATCAACATCTAAGTAAATAACCTCTGGTAATGATGTCTGTTTCATATTGATTAATGTTTGAAATTTGTTTCGATAAACATTATTTGATGAATATCCAAGACGATAGTGTCTTTAAGAAATGAGTCGTTAATTATAAGTAGCTCATTCGTTCCGTCTACTCTATACTTGCAATTATTAAAGTCTATATGAAAACGGACATCAGGGATGGCAATGTGTATTACCTTACTTTCTGCTTTGGCTAACTTGATAGCCTTTCTTAATTGATTTACGTTCATTTTATGATGTATTATAAAAGTTTGTATATGTTATTAATTCACTCATTCTTTTGCTCCGTGGAGGCGGCAAAGGTAGTGTGTGTACTACTTTGTCAACACCACATAAGCAATCGCCTACAGCTGTAGGAAATGGCTCGTTTGCTGCAATATCCAACCACATATTGTTTGGTGGAATATCCAAGCATGAAGGAACACCGATGGAGATAGCCACAACCTTTGCAGCTAATGCCGTTTCTTTGCGCTCTGAGACGTTTTCATTTTCCAATAGTGTAATTGTCCGCTCGGTGCATTTCTCGCTTGTTTGATGCTCATTTGGTACGCTATTCAAATATGTATGAATCATATCCATTATGGTATTCTCATCTGTATATTCAATAACCATACAATGAGAAATCATTTCCTCAAACTCGCTTTTCTCTGCTCCGCCGTGCCAAAGAAAACTCCCATCGGCTCTAATCTCTGTATATAAGTAATGAGGGTATTTTATTGTATTGTACCCAGAAACTTTATATGCCAACTTATTTTTGAAGTCGATAAATACCTTTCCTTTCCAATCAATCGGCTCGCTCGGTGTACCATCAGGTATGGCTGCAATCTCTTCTTTTGATACCAATGATTTCTTTTGCTGCTCCTTAAATAACTTTTCCAATTTAACGCCATCCTTTAAGAAGAAAGCGCATCCATGATAGGAATTACTTTTTGTTCGCTTATCATTTGGCATAAACTCTTTGCAGAATCCCGATAGCGTAAACAATTCATCACAAAATGATACCTTATTGTTTTCTGCTGCAATAACCTTTGTGCCATCAATAAACGTAAGTGTATCGCCTACATTTACACCGATAGCCGCAAAGCTAAACTTATTACTATGCTTATCCAATGATACTACCTTTGCAGGTTTATTCGTTTGTTCTGTTTTTTCCTCTGTAGCGCACTCTTTTTTCTCAGTTGTAACATTATCCACCTTTGTAGGGATAACGTCTTCTGTAGGCTTATTTGTGCGCTCATTTGCACGCTCCTCCAATACGTCTATATCAAATGGAACGTATCTAGTATCTATAGAATAACCTCTATCCTCATATACGGCTGGCATAAGCAAATAGATGTTATCAAGACTATTTGTTGCAACTGCTGCATGAGAAGAAGACATACCGAGATATAAGGTATCGACACTATCAAAAGCAACTATAGACTTAATCATAAATGATACATCATCAATGGTATGCTGCAATTTGTTTTCGATAGCCAATTCACGCTTGCAATCATCATAAGATAAGGTAATCTTACTTTCTCCAGATAAGCCGTGCAAACTAATAGTATTTGCACCATCTTTCTTTGCAACCTTACAGAATTTCTTTATATCATTCCAAGCGTTTTTATCAAAGTGCAAAGCGAGTTCATTTGATACCTTTGGGAAAACACTTTTCCAATTTGGGTATCTGCCAATGTAGCCGATATTAGAAGTAATACCATCGAACTCTAATTTATTGCATTCCTTACCATTCACACTTTCCTTTGTGGCTGTAACACTATAGACTTCTCCTTTCTTCATTTTCTTGCACATCAAAGCAAATTTCTTTGGGCAAATATAGAAGTTAGATAAATCTCCCGAATATTCCAATACCTTTGCAGGAAAAGAAAGTAATTTGTGCCCATCGCTTGCAATCAAACAATTATTAGCTGCATCCAATATGATATAGTTCATAACAGGGCGCAACTCATCATCGGCAACAAATTTGCAAAGCTCGCTCATTCCTTTGATTACTTCAAAGGTAGCCTTTCCCAATAATTCGCCCGATTCTTCAAATACAAATTGCCTTGCATTTCTGCCAACACTCGCTAGCTTTTCAAAGACTGAAACAAAATAGAAGATATTCTTCAAAGGAAAACTGCAAGTATATGTACCAACACTAACAGTTACCTTTTCGTCTTCATTTTGCTCATTGCTAAAATTGAACTCCTTATTTATCATATTAGCAATCTCGCTTGCAGTATATGAACCGTAATCGGCAACCTTTGCCATTTTCTCCCATACCGCAAAGGCTATCTCATACAACTTGTTTAAGATAGCCAAATTCATTTCTTTGTCACTCATATCTCTATAGATTAATTGATGTATCTAAAATCATTTTTACCCAAACAAAACAAAGTATATCCACCTTTGTAAAATTGGATTAATTCGCCCTGCTGTGAGGTGTAGTCATCCACCCAATACGTATCGCCCCATTTATCAATACGCATATATGAATTAATGCAAACACTACTTTTTAACTGAATCTTTCTCGTATATCCAAATTGATTAAAAGTTATACATTTAACGGCTCTAAGATTGATATACAATCATTCCCGATTTGATGATGTTGCTTGTACCATACCAATGTATCAATAACTCGCTTATCATCTACGATATTCTTTCCAGAGTGAAGGGTATTGTCTGTAATACTCTCGCCAACTTCAAAAAGACTACCTACTGCAATATGGTTATTAATGCAGGCTATTTGATTCTGTGGCATATTTGCCAAAGTTACAATATATTTTTTCATATTCTTTTCTCCTATCTTTTTTGTTTATTATACTTGTTTCATATTACAGAGAACAAATGTATTATTGCAGCCGAAAATAATGCTTTTGTACGCTGTTATTCGGATGCTTGCATCCAATGAGGTTACACCTTTATTTCTTTCCTTTGCCCAATCTATATATTTAGGCAAATTTGCTTTAATAACCTTTGCACTCTTATTTATAGCCTTAATCTTTTCTACCTTATCAGCCAAGGCGCAAAGATACTTTATTTGTTTATCTGTTGCTAACATGATTATTTTCTCCTATCTTTATATTAAACTTGTGCCGTGCCAAATCTCGCTTTTGGATGGCGGTCGCTAACCGCACACGGCTATAGTAACTTTTAAGCAATATCAAGCTATCTGTATGTAGGCTTATAAGTCCAATCGTATGCGGTATATTTGCCGCTTTTTATTGATACGCTAAACTTAACAACCCTTATCATGCTTTTATCGTTCATTCTTGCATCCATATAGTCTAGTACTTTCTTTTCAATGTTATCTTTTGTACCAACTATTTTTTTAATCAGATAACGTTTGTCTGAATGAGAAGGGCGTTCCAGATATTCTCTTATTTCTGCTATCATATCTTTCTATCTTTATGTTATTAATTGAGCCGTACCAAGTCGCAAACTTGCGTACCTTATAGGTAAGTACGGCTATTTGATTAAGTCACAACTAAAAGAATCTATCAAAGGTATATTTAGGATTATTGAAAATATCTTTTAATGCTTTTTCTTCACTATCCCAGCATCCACTACCAAACGAATTATTAAGCACAAATTTATTATCTATAGTCTTGTAAAATGTGCCCAAATCATCATCAAGTGTTATTGTAACTTCATCAAAGTTTTCATTATCGTAACAATACCAAATAGAGCCATCTCCACAATGATAATTTTTTCCGCTGAATGCGTAATCGTAGCCCTTATCTAGAATCTTCTTTCTTAATTCTGATAGTTGTTTCTTTGCACTACCAATTGATTTAAAAAACCTTTGATATAATTTTGTATCTTCTTTGCCCTCGCAAATGTTTTCGAGAGTTATTGTAATTACATATAACATAACTTTCTATTTTTAGCCGTTTATTTACCTTGTGCGCCCCTATCTTTTCGCAATTGATAAAGTGTACCAAAGGGAAAAGATAAGGGCACACACTCTATTATTTAATCCTCAAATTTGGAGATAGTACTAGTTATTTCACTAACAACTTGCAGCAGACTATCCAAATATAAGGTATCATAAACCAAAGTATTTTTGAATGTAAAATGCAGTTCAAATTCTTCATCATCGTGCCAAACATCGAAATGTATTAAGCCTTTGTCACACTCGCAAAAGCTATTATCATATTCATGCACACCATTATAGGTTATTTCTTCGCTAACTACATTTGCAGTAATACCCAAAGCACGAAGTATTATAGCTAATTTCTTTAATTCTTTCATATTGCTAATTATTTAATGTTACTTTGTGGTGCAAACTGAATCGAACAGTCTAGAGATACCGACTATCTTTGCACCTATCCAATACTATAATAATATTGCTTTTGCCGCTTTTCTTGCAGCTAATAAAGCCGCTCTGGTAGTCTTTCCTTTCTTCTCACATACTAATTTAGTACTACCTTTATGGAAAATACGGCAAACATATTCTTTTCCAAAATTCACGGAAAAATAACAAACATCATAGGTATAATTACCTATCTTTGTTTCTGATACACCTGCATAACTCATTTCTTTGCATTTTAAAAGGTTATTTACTCTTTTACGTACTTGTTCCAATTGCGCCCTACAATAATGCCTAATACGTAAGATATAAGGGCAAAAATGAAAGGTATTGTTATATCCATATCCAAATTAATCTTTAATCAAACTATTAAGCCATCCGTGTGAACTGCAAGCATTAAATAATACCCAATTAATCATATTTAAAGAGCTAGAATAATCTTTATTAATGCTTTCTTTTGAAGTGTTCAAAAAGTAATTGTCACCCTTTGCGTAATGGTCTTTTACTGCATCATTTAAGGAAACAATACGCTTTGTGATTACTTTAAAACGTTCATTTAACTTTTGTACTCGCTTTCGGGTAATGCAGCCGTTTACTTTGCCCTCAACAAATGCACGACAAGCAGACTCTAACATATTACGTAAATATCCTAATTCAACCGCCAAAATATCAATAATGCGTAAAATCCTAATATTCTTCATATCCTTATATTATTTGTACCTTTGCACCCACAAATAAGCGAGTGCAAAGGTTATTGTTATTACTTAGTCTTCATTCTCTTCTTCTTCGCTCTCTTCTTGCGAGTCTTCCCAATCCTGCCACATATCGGGTGCAACATTTTCGATAGCCTGCCCCAAAAGGTAGCATCTAATAGTAACGTCGCACATTTCCACACCGTCAGAAAGTATATCTGAACTGCCACCGAATTCTTCATTTGCCTCAGCCAACAAATCTAAATTGTGGCAAAGATATTCCTCAGCCTTCCATGTATTGAAGGTATATGAGCCGCTAGCATTACCTGTTACTGAATCCTCAACAAATAACTTTTCGTTTAAGTCTTCCATCATTTCGTCTAAGTCTGAATAATCGTGAAAATCCACATTTTCCTCGATATACTCACGAACATCATTCTCTACCGCTGATAAATAATCATACTTTTCCATACTCTAATTTATTAAAAGTTACTAATTAATTTTGCTAATTCGGAAAAAACTAATAACTTTGCAACCGGTTAAGTAAGCAAGTTATTTCGATTTTTCGATTTAATTTGTGCCCACTACTTTTTTAAGGTAGTGGGCTTTTTGTTCTAAATATGCTTTTCGGCTACCTTGTCCCAATACTCATTTATAGAATTATCCAGAGTTGATACGTAATGCCCAAGTGGGCAATACTCATCAATCTCAATAATGCCGCATACGTGCATAGCATCTACCAATTTATTATAAGATGCAGAGCCGATAACGTGGATAGCGTACATATTGAAGTTTACCACGAAATCTTTGTTTAACTTTGCAGATAGCTTGTTATACACCTTTGTAATGTATTCGATAGCCTTTGCCTCCTTTGCCTCCTTTGCTTTTTGCTCCTTTGCAGTCTTGATTCTGATAAAGTTCATTTTTGCCCACAACTTGCAAAACTCATCTTTATCAACATCTGCAAACATATACATATTATTGATAATCTCAAACTCAGAAGATGATACTTCCATTCCTACACGCTCAACAAATTCATTGTACATCATATTGCCTTAAATTTTTAAGTTACTAATTTGTGGCTATCAATTAAACCGCCTAATTGCCAACGGCTGAGGTTTTCGCCTACATATACGAACTACTTATTATTTATTGGTTTTCATTTATCATTCATTTCATTTCATTACTCTAGCTTTTCATTACTCACCTTAGAATGTTTTAACGCTGATATATAATAAGTAATAATGTAGCTACCTTCCGTATAATAGCCAAACCGTTTCATAATTATTACTACTGCAATAAGCATGCAGCCGCTTTTCCGTTTTTTAACCTTGACGGAAAATACAAACCTAATAATCGATACACTATATAGTATCATCAACATATCACTTGATACGCTTTGTTAGCTTTTATCCGTATATCTCATATTTTGGTATTGCTATTATCTAATATCTAATATGATGTATTACACGTAATACGTATATGATAAGAATCAAGCGCACAAATATACAAGATAGATTTTATTGTGCTAAATGTAAATAAGTCAAAGAACACACGCAAATATAATATGGATTCCTATGGTTAAGTAAGCATCCTTATTTCTTAAATGCGATGCAAAGGTACGACAATTTTCTGTATCTGCAAAATATTTCGGCAAAAAATTACGTTTTTTCTCGCTTTTTTCTTGAAAATAATTGGTTTTTCTTAAATCTTTACACAAATTGCTATCTCCACTTTGCAAAATAAGGGGTTAAATATGGGGTTGTTGTGTGATTATATAGGTTTTCACTATCTTTGCACGTTTGCAGCCCGAAAAAATCACTTTGCAGCCGTTTTCTATAATGTAGTGGGCGCGCGTACCTTATATATGAGGAAAACGCATAAAACGCTTTTATTTGCCGTTTGCAGCCGTTTTTTGTCTTAGATGTATGTTTGTACTATCTTTCGTTTTTGGTACGTTTGCAGCCGCTTATTTGGTACGCTTTCGGTTATCTAGATTATTTCTAAATAAGGTTTGATGTTTGGTTTTTCGCTCTGTTTGTACTCGCTTTCTGTTTTCGTTTCTTATTTAGATTAATTCTAAACTGAAAACTTTTTGGGAATTTCGAGTTTTTTAGCACCTTTGCAGAAACGTTCTATCTTTTTACTTTTTGTTCCTTTGCTTTTCCTCTTATTTTGGATAATTTACAGAAAACGAAAACAGAAACGAAAAAGCCTATTTTTGGGGTGTTTTTGCTCGAAAACGTCCGTTTTTGTCGCAAATAATATATTGATTTTCAGTAATTTACGCCTATATAGGGCAAACCACACCCCACCCCACCCCTTTTTAGCACTCGCAGGGTGGGTCAGCTCTCTTCCGAAATTTTTTATTTTTTATTTTTTTTGTAAAATACTATGATTTTACCAATTCCGCTTTTCTACCGAATTTTGAGCATTTTCCAGAACATCATATCTACTTTTGATTTTACATAAGTTTTCGAGATATTTATTTTCGCTTATTTTCGTGCGTTATGGAGCGTTTTATGTAGCTTTGCGGTATAGTTTATCGCCATCGTATTTTGAACGTCTTAGAATACAATTTTCGAGTTATTTCCGTTTTTGCGGAAAAATAAGGTTATTCTCTGATTTAAGGTTCTTTTTTGATATATACGGATTGCAGTTTCGATAACCTATTGCAGGGGTTGTTTGCGAAGCATTCTTCTTAGGGGATGAGTATATAGTTTACTATATACAGGGGTTGACATCCCCTACTACGGCTGCGCGCGAGAGTACAATGGTTTATTTACGTGTTATTATTATATGGGAAAGAGTTCAAATGTTAAATTTTCAATATGAAAAATCTGATTTATGAGGATAACCTATATTTAATTGGGGATATGGGGATTTTGGTACAAATTTGCAATTTGTTAAACTATGTAAAGTTCATTTTTGGCTTGATTTTTTGGCGTATATTTGCAGCATAAATGTTGATTTACAAATTACCGACTTTGGAATATGGCAGAAAAGAAATTCTACATACAGCGTTACTTGAAGTCCGAGCAGGGAGCTTGGAAGGCAGACGGATTGCGCAAGAGTCTGGAAGATGATTTCGGCGGCGGTTCTGTCCGCTACAAGTCATTGGACGGATTGAACTCCAAGGGTAAGCAGAAGGGTGTATATACCGAGAGCTATCCTGAGAGTGACGCGTTAAGAGTGTTCGTTGACCCAAATGCTAGACATGAGAGCACCAACGCCACGTTGTCAGTCTGCGTGTTCGGGTATGATGTTGACGGAACTACTGAGCTTTCCGTTACTGAGCAGATAAAAGCTGCCGAGAAAGCATGGGATAGTCTGTATGCTTACTTGGAGGGTTCGCTTATCCTGTGGTATGACGATTACAGACAGAAGAAAGCGTTGTTTTTGGTACAGGATGCTACAGAGCCATCAACGGACAACATCAAGAACATTCCGTATCTGCTCTGTTCGGTCAAGTTGGTAAACGTCTTCGGTCAGTCGTTTGATGGTGACAGTACCGTGATTGAAGATTGGTTGAAGAATGGTGGAAAATAGAAACAACAGCATCCGCAAGGCGGTAGGACGTATTTTTAGATACAAGTCTAGGCAAACAGAAGGTTCGAGTTCCTTCTACGGTCGGTGGATGCTTTAAAATATATGCGAATTATGAACAAATACAAGACATCAATTGAGGTCAAGGGCGAAAACATCAAGGCATTGTTCGACTGCCCTATCGTTACAGACATCAAGAAAGCAACCGATGCGGTCGATGATGGTTTGGACGTTACCGATATGCTTTACAGCGTTACTGCCGTAAATATGGCAGGTGCTCACAAGCAGGTGAAGCGCGGTTCTGTATTGGCGCAAGACGTTTGCGGTCATTGGGAGATTATGACTGCCGATGAATGGGAGTTGAGGAAAGACGATACCATTAGCGATGGTTCTTCCGAGGAGTTGTAATCATTTAAAAGTTGAGAATATATGCGAATAAAGGAAGAATCACTTGATAGGGCGTTGGAAGCGGCATCGTTGCAGACGAAGGGATTGCCGAAACGCTACACGGATGGTAAAGACCCATTCTGGATAATGGCTGTTGTGCTTGTTCAGAAGCGCAATTTGGAGGAATGCTACTGTATTTATCAGCAGAATGCGGACAAATACATGAAGCTTTTGCAGGACTTCGGTACACCGAGTCCTATCATGTCTATCAAGAGCATTCATCCTTACATGTATCTTGATGAGGCTCAGTTTTTGCCGAGCGGATGCATCGAAGCAAAGAAGAACTTTCTGAAAAACGAGCTTGGTGAAGACCCTAGGGCTTATGAGGTCGATGAAATGACGGAATCGGACGTTAATCACGCGTTATTGGAGATTGCCATTGACAAACAGATGAAAGCTGATGAGGAAAACAAGAAAATCAACGTACTCAATGAGGGAAGCGATTTGGACGGAACGAGATTTGAGGACATTGAACGTCAGAAGTTCGAGTTTGAGTTGGCAGAAATGAGGAAAGAAGGATGCTCTAAGAAAGAAATAAAAGAGTTCATTGACGAGTATAATGCCAGCCATAAGCAGAAAGTTGACGATGAGCCATACATTTCAGAGGAAGACCGCATTCATCATGAAATGGAATCAAAGGACGTTGAAAAAACTCCCGAATGCAGTATTGAAGGTGAGTTTGATGCACCTGAGATAGACTACGATAAGCTTCATGAGGAATCAGAGGCATTCAAGAAGGAACAGTTGAAGGTTGCTAAGCGCAAGTGGAAGCGTGCCTATGATGCTGATGCAGAGAAGCGTGACGGAAGAGAGTTCGAGAACGAATTTGGAGAAGATGAGGAATGCGAAACATTGCAGTTACCTTATCAAGAGCCAGTTCCAGTAAAGCGAAAACCGGGCAGACCGAAGAAATCAGCATTGGATTATACATCTAGCAAGCGCGATACAACAAAGAAACGTGGTCGCAAACCATCATCAACTAAAAAGTAACTAATTATGAACAAAGCAGAGCTTTTAAATAATACGGAATTTAAGAAAGCAGACGGTAGTTTGCCTATCATATATATAACATCAGATGATGATGTTGTAAAAATCGGCGGCATTATCAATGCACCTATGGTTGGAAGAATTTATTTTAGTGAGGTTAAGAAAACCATTACTAAGGATGAATTACTTGCCAACAAAGAGTTCATTTGCGCAAGTGAAGATTCTGAGATACTTATTGATTTCGGTGACTACAGACGCGAGACACTTGATTGCTATGTCACAGTTGATGATAGTTGCATTAATATCATTGAGCTATGAGGAAGAATCATCACAATCCTAATAAAGTGCCGCCGTTCAAACCAGACCCCGAACATTGGACTAGAAAAGTCCATTCATGGAAGGCGAAGGTCGCATACGAGACTGAGGATGATGCTTGGGAATTTCTGAATCAGAATCCGAAGTTAAAGTCTCTTGGTTATACTTGCTACCTGTGCAAGGTTTGCTCAAAGTGGCATATTGGAAGGTTACACAATAAATAGTTGAGATATGGATTATTGGAGTACAAATTTCTATAAAGCAAATAATGAAAGAGCGGCTGCTATTCTTGATAAAGTGAAAAAGGGTATATGGCTGTTTTTGGAAGGTGAAGAAATTGCAAGGAAACGCCGCGACTTCTTTCTACACAAATATGGTGTTCTGTCTTGGGAAAGTAAATACGGAAATCCCACACCATTTATTGCCGAAGTTGAAGAAGAGGAAACCACTTTAAAGCCAGCTTATGATTATCGAGGAATGTATGATATATGTAATGTTGATGTTGGTGGAAAATGTGGCTTATTTAAAACAAACAAAGACCATGACTGTATAATCGTAAACACGCGATTTTTTCTGTTAGGTCTTGAATTAAAAGATGTTTAACATAAATAGTTGAGGATATGAAGAAGTTTTTATTAGTTGCATTAATTGCAGTGGTGTCGCTATTGGCATCATGTAGCAGAAATCAGAGATTTCAAGAAGGCAATCGTGAGTTGTATGACACTATTACGGTGTACTCTGTTGACAAAATCGTAGAAACGTCTGGCAGTAAAGACAGAATCAGAACAGAGACTTATTATCTTGTTGCTACAGACAAGGGAGCGTATCGTATAGATTTGTACGGAATATGGGGTAATCCTCAACTTGTTGGAGTTATAAAACAAGACAGAACATATATTGTTGAAACGAAATGGTTCGATGCCCCAATTCTTAAAGAATACAAACGTATAACTAAGCTAATTCGTGAATTATGAAGAAGAAAGGATATTACGAATACGAAAACGGAATATACCCATTGAAGCTTTGGGTACACATCGGCAAAGACTTGAAAGAGCTGATAGATTCCTGTTTTGACAAGTGCGAGGCTCCCGATATTGATTACGGAGGCGTTACGTATTCCGATGCTGTCAGAAAGAGCGACAGAAGGCGCGGCGTTCTTGTATCGTTTCCGTGTCAGAAGGTTATGTCGATGAACTATTGCTGCCACGAAGCCTCTCACGTCTGCGATGCCATCGAGGAATATACTGACTTGGAACACGGCGGCGAGCCTTCTGCCTACTTGATTGGTTGGATTGCGTCTTGCATCAACAAGGCTCGTTTGGGCATTGGAGATTTCGTTGAACTAAAAGATAAGGAGGAATAGATTATGATTGCATATATTCCATACGCTCCAGTAACGCCACAGCTACCTCATAACGGAGGTGGAAATATTGTTTTTCCATGTGTATTACTTGCAGTGGGTATTGCGTGTTTTGTGTATACAATGATTGTGTTTTACAAAAATAAATAGCTTATGGAAAGGTATTACAAAAAGAATCTGTTTATTGCACCTGCGTCATATTTTATCGAAAACCTAGAAGGTCAGGAAAAGGAAAGCTTCAAGAATGTAGTCTTCCAATACGATAATATGGTTTGCGGAATGGTTGATGATATTGACTATATAAACAAGCGATTTTCTGTGACGTTCAAAGTTCCAGACAAGAACTACAACTATCCAATAGTAACTCTATCAATAGACTGTTACGGGGTTGATTTGAGCAAATTTCACTGCGTAAAAAGTGTTCAGAGAATCGATTTCTATCACTTTCTCAAAATTAAAGAGCAGGATATTATAGATATAATTAAAAATAAAGATTATGATTAAGGAAGAAGATATTAAGGTTGGTCTGCGATTTTACATCACACGAAATGATTGCTTAAAATGCAATTTTGACCCGATAGGTATTCAGGACGGCAGCACCCCAATTCTGTTCAATGCCGAGAGAAAGGATGCTGATGTTTATATATGTACATCTGTTAGCACAGATTACAAGTATTTCGCTCGTTTTTGCAAGGAAGATATTATGATGTTTGGTACAAAGTTCGATATAGTAGCACCAGTTGCCGATAATCATAAAATAGATATAAATTCCGACATTGAAATGCATGAAAATATTCTCAATAACTTGCATGATACATACATCAAGAAAAATCGTGATTATGGGAATGCTTTTTCCGAAATGTATGATGAGCTTGGTATCAACTACGGCTACGGAAAGATACGAGAGAAAGTGAATCGTATCAAGACGTTGAAGGATAATGAGGCGCAAGTTGCTAATGAGCCATTGGAAGATGCTCTTCTTGACTGCGCTAACTATTGTATCTTGACATTGATGGAATATCAAAAACGTAAGGAACATGGAGCAGACCAAATACACTTGTAAGGATTGCGTATTGTTGAATGATGAAGATTCTGAGTTCCCATATTGCATGGGCAAAGACTTATACACATACGCAAATCCTGACGATGATGCTTGCGGAGACATTATTCCGCTGGTATATACGTGCAAGGATTGTTTCTTCTATAAAAATGAAGTTTGTAATGACCCTAATGAGATTAGGTTTACTTCTGAGGAGAATCCATCTTGCATCGGTTTTGAGTACAAAACGATTGTAGAACAAAAATAAATATATTGTTATGGCTAGAATTGCAAAAAAGAAGACTGTTGACAATAATGCAGGTTTGCTTAAAGTTGTTGTTGGAATCAACAAAAAAGATGTTGAAAGCGTTACCGATTTCGGTCATTTCTTCATCGTAATTTTGAAGGATTGTGCTATTTTCCACACACATATTGGATTTGAAGCACGTTTTAAGCGTTGGGGCGGTGTTGATATGGAAGGACACGCGCTTACCACTACAACATTCGCGTGGCTTGAAAATCTTGTCGCGATGAAGAACGAAGTAAAGGGGAAAGAAAATGATATTTTCCCTGATACAGATGTTACTTATCAGGATATGCTTGATAGTATGGTTATCATCACAGAAGCCAACATTACTCATCCGATTACAGCGTTCACTGATGCAGATGATGCTGCAAAGTTCGCAAAGAACAAGATGGATTACCTCGGTCGTATGCAGAAAGAGTTGGAAACTGTAATGAATACTCCAGTTTCCGAAGAGACAGAGGAAGACTTGAAGAAGAACTTTGAGCACGGTCAGCAGGCAATATTGGCAGAGCAAGCAGCCGAGGCTCTTAATCAAGGAAAGGAATAGCTTATGTATAATGAATGGTATATAGAACTGAAATACGGACTATTCCGAGATTACAGGATTGTAAGGATGTGTGATGCTAACGGAGTGAAGAGAGACGGTATCTTTATACCATTCATTCAGAACGGAATCAAATGGGATGGCGTAAAGGTTAAGAATCCTGTTCAGTATCTAAAGCCGATTTGGGCTGCCGCCGATGGCTCAAGACTTCACAAGTTAGTTCCTATGGTTTCTATGGATTTCAGACAGAAGATGGAAGATGCAGGCGTTTTGTCACCAGATGATAAATACCCTTGTGATACGGTAGGTTACGTTTATAAAGATAAAAATAAGATATAGTAATCTTTGAGGAAATCATTTCGATGCTTCATTGCATCTCCATAAAAATGTATTCCAAACAAAGAAGAAAAAAACTCGAAATGATAAAGGAGGACTTAAAGAATGAGATTGATATATAAGTTTTATACAAGACATACAGAGCAGCTTGATGCTTTGTTCAATGTTTCAAACAATCTTTGGAATCAAGCCTTGTATGTGTTTCGTCAACGGCTCGATAATGATGGTATCTGGCTTTGGTACAATGATATGGACAAGATTATGAAGCAAACATTGAACCTTAATGGTGAATGTAACTATCGCTTATTGAAAGCCCAGTGCTCGCAGCAGGTTTTGCGTACATTAGACAAAAGTATCAAGGCTTATTGTAAGTCTATTAAGGATTGGAAGAAACATCCTGAAAAGTACAAGGCGAAGCCACGAATGCCAAGTTATCGCAAGCGTGGTGGTATGTTTAACTTGTTCTATACAAAACAGAGTGCCACTATCAAGAATGGACAGATAAGGTTGTCAAAAGACTTGCTCATAGCTATTCCTCAATGGGTAAAGTACAGTGATAAAATTTCTAAGTTTAACCAAATTCGATTGATACCAGAGCGTGACAAGGTAAAGGTAGAAATTGTATATGATAAGGAATTGGTAGCGTCTGATGTCGATGAAAACAAGTATGCCTCTATTGATTTGGGAATTGACAATCTTGCAACGATGGTTACTTCTGAAGGTTGCGTCATTTGGAGTGGCAAGCACTTGAAATCATACAACAGGTATTTCAACAAGAAACTTACAAGGTTGCAATCCGTTAAGGATTTGCAGTGCATCAAGCGAAGCACAAAGCACATCATAGCTTTATATGATAAGCGAGACAAATATTTCGAGGATGTATTTCACAAGGTGAGCCGTCAGATTGTCGATATGCTTGTTGAGAAGAAAATAGGAACGTTGGTTGTAGGCTATAATGTTGGTTGGAAACAGAATGTCAACATGGGCAGGAAGAATAATCAGAAGTTTGTTCTGCTGCCTTTTGCGAGGCTAATATCCTATCTCAGCTACAAGTGCAAGTTGGCTGGCATCGACTTCATCAAGCATGAGGAAAGTTACACAAGCAAGTGTGATGCTCTCGCCTTGGAGGAGGTTTGCAAGCATGAAGATTATTTAGGAAAGCGAGTCAAGCGTGGCTTGTTTCGCTCTTCTGTAGGAAAAATCATCAATGCAGACCAAAACGGAGCTTTGAACATATTAAGAAAAGTAGTCGGTGATTCCGAGTTCGTTCGGATAATCGGTAGTGGGCACTCGTTATGCCCAGTGCGACACTGCAATCCGTTCAATCGGAGTGTAAGAGGCATAGATAAAGTATTAAATAAATAGAATAAAACGTAACACTTTTAATATTTTTAATAACGTGATATACTTAGGTAATGATACAATGGATAAGGTAGAGCGGATGGTTTGCGAACAAGTGAACACGGCTATGCGTATTGAGGAAAAGGAAGGAGTGAATGTTGATGATTTATATGTCGGCAACACTAATATTCCTTTTGCGAGAGCGGTAGCAAGAAATTTTGTTCTTGACGTTCTACACAATCGCTATGGTTTTTCCTATGCCGTTATCGCACAGCGCGCGGACATCAATGAGAAATCTGCTATGCGCTGTGTCCGCAAGTGCCACGAGCTTGTCGGGTACGATAAAACCTATGCGTATGTGAACACTTTAATTAACGATAGATTGAGAGAATGGTATGGGGAATAGCAATGAATTATTGACGTTGAAGCGCAATGCCCTTAGACTGGGATTGTGCGGAGAGTATAAGGGTAAATGGGATTCTGCCGCGAGTAAGCGAGAATTGGTAAATATGGCTCTTGATTCAAACGGAATTGAGTTTATGGCTGATTCTATAGCTTTCGGATGGGGATTGTCAAAAGAGTATCTTTTGAAAGAGTTTGGTGAGTTTGCCAATGGATTCTACCAATGTAATGAGCACGGATATACTAGCGAAATGTATATAGGTGCTCATGGAGTTGTCAAGGTGCGCTCTACGATTATTCTTGTCGCGTACTGCAAGGATTTGGAGATTGAAGTTCCAGAGAATATGGTTACTCGCATTTACGTGTGCGGAAAGAGTGAAGTTCGCATCGAATGCAAAGGAAAATGTGACCTCATAGAGTACGGAGAGGATAATGATGTTAAAATCATTAGCTACGATGACGCAAATATGACGACAGGAACGATTTATGTGTCAGAGTGGAATAGTTGTAAGGATGAACTGAAATAATGCCTTACAGCTCATTTAAATAGCAAAGTTGGAAAAAAGAATATTTATATTATTTTCTAGTTCTTAGAGTGTACGGCGGTACAACACAGACATAAAGTGTAATTTTACTTTTTATATTAGTTAAGGTTTAGTTATATTTATGTTGATTAAAAAGGGCAAGTTCAGTTGTGAAACCGAGCTTGCCCTAATTTTATGTATAGAACACAGAAAACTAATTCATAAATACCTTGATACCATTTCTTCCTTGCTTGTGACCGCCCTTCACACAGCTGGTCAGAGTGTCGCGAATATCAGTAAGTATTGTTGTCTGCAATCTCAACTCAATGAGTACAGGACTGCTTGATGTATCTTGTGTTATCGCGTTGATACTATTGCCGAGCTTTTCTAACAGAGTGTCGCGGATGATGCGGACATCTGCTTGTTGAGTGGCTACATAAAACCTGAGTGAATTGAGTATCGATTCCAAAGCCTGTGCGGTTGATTCCGTTACGGACTGAATACCTTGCTGCAAAGCAGATATATTTGAACTGCCAGTAGGCTTGACGTTGAGAACATCCATCAAGTTCTTTGCATACTCATTGAATAATGCAAGATTCTTGTCTTTCAATTCCTTGATACCTTCGAGTTCTTTCTTGGTAACGTCAAGACCATTGTTTCCACCTTCGCTGCCATCAGATACCGCTTTGTCGAATGCTTCAAGGATAGGCTGAATGTATTTTGAAGTAGCTCTATTCATCAACTGCTTTGTGAGCATTGTGTTGAAATACTCGTCAAACTTATTGTTGAGTGCTTCGAGTGCATCACTGCCTTCATTGAAAGCATCTACCCACGCTTCCGAGAAAGCTTCAGCAGCAGATTTGTAGTTAGACTGAGAACCGAAGCCGCCAAGTGCTTCTGTCATAGATTCACCTAATTCTTGGATTGTTGTGTTCAAATCATCAATCTGCTGTTCCCATTCTTGAATCTTACCTTCATCAGGTTTCTTGCGACCGCGCTCTGCGTTAATCATTGCTTGGTACGCCTTCTGCTGCTTTTTAAGGGCATCGACCGATTTTTGGTTGTATTCGTAGAGCTTTTGCGTATCAAAGGCATCGTCCATACTCTTTTTAAGCTTTTCGTAAGCGTGTTGCAAGGAATTTACAGCGCGTTCTTGGCGTGCAATTTCCTTATCAATCTTTCCTTCGTTGCTAAAGAGCTTAGCTACGCCCGTAAGCGCGCCCATTGCGCCCGATACGACACCTGCATAGTTTCCGCTATAGTACGAACCGACCGCCTGACCGATGCTGCTGACAATATCCAGAGTGTTCTCCAAATTTGCATCAGAACCGCTAAGTGCCTCAAACAGAGCATTAAACGAGTTAGCCATTGTGGAAACTACGTCTGTAATATCCGTCACGGATTTTGAGAACTTTGCTTTTGCCTGCTCTTCCTCAGTCATAATCGTTCCGAGCTTTGCAATCTGCTCATCGGTGAGGTTTAACTGAGATTTTAAAGAGTCGCGAATGCTTTTGTTGGTTGCCAACTTCAACTTTAAGGCTGCAACAACGCTTTCGTCCGCGCCTTTAATCTTTGCTAGTTCGTTATACTCATGTTCCAAAGACTCAACATAGGCATTTTGGCTCTGTAATTTGCTCGTCAAATCTGCTCTAAGTTCGTTAAGCTCTACGTATTTATCCACGCCGCCCGACTTCTTTAAGTCTTTGCCAGCCTTAATCATTTCTTTAAGTCCACTAGTGAAAGCCTTGAAAGGATTGCGTGAATTACGAACTTCATTGACTTTGTTAATCTGTTCAACAATAGACTTTGCATCTTTAGGATCTAGATTTTTCAAATCAACACGAAGAGCTTGCAATCTTTTTGCCATTGCGGCAAGAGCCTTTGATGAAACCTGCTCTAGATTATCAAACAAACGAACATACATGTCTGAGTTCTGAAACTCTTTCCAGTTATTCTTGCTTGTTTTCTGCTGGTATTGGGCATCCAAGTTTTCCTTTAACTGCCTTTGCAACTCAGGATTCTTGGCAATATTCGCATTGTTTTGCAGCTTGTAACGCTCATTGATATACCATCTGTCGAGTTGAAGCTGGTCTGTCAATTGCTGCTTGTATGCCTTAATCAGCTCTTGTGTTTGATTAACTTGGTCTTGATAGACTTCCTTATCAAGTTTCTGCATTTGTGACGTGTATTCCTTTGCGACATCATCACCCCACTTAGTCTGGTCTTTACCCCATTTTGCTTCAAAATCATCTGTAATAGACTTTCGCACATCATCGAATGAAGAGGTTAAGTCACCGAACATGCTTTTGATGATGCTATCAGAGAGACCTTCACCTTTGAGCTTCTTAAACAAATCGAGCTGTGAGAATGCTTCTTGCGCATTGTTCTTTGCATCATCAAGTTGCTGCTTGAAATATTCCTCATCAATATCAAGACGGATTTCAGTGGCGTTGCGTAATGCGCTGCCACGTTTTCCGAGTTCCTTATATTGGCTTGCAAGATATTCAATCTTCTTTGCAATAGTCTGGCGGTCTGGGATAAAGTTGTTTATATTCATACCAACATTCTTTGCCGCCAACGCAAAGTGCTTACGAACATCGGCTGTAGCTTGCTCTTCGCCTTCGTATTTAATGAGTTTCTGATATTCAGAACTCATATCCTTCAACAGAGAAATGCGCTCGTTGAGAATATCACGCTGTTCTTTTGCCGCATTTTTTGCTGCTTTTTTGTCTTCTTTTTCAAAAGGATTCACTCCTAATCCCTTTGCGGTGGCAGTTGCAGCATTCTTGTATTCGCGAACCATTTGGCGCAAAGTTGAAACATCTATAGTGTTTCCACCTAAACGTGGGTCACCTGCTTTGAACATCTTTCGGATAGAATCATCAACTTTGATTTTCTTCGTGTTCTTTCCTACGGAAGCCAAACGTTTTTCGAGTTCACGCCAATTCTTTGCAGCTTTAGCCGCATCATCACCTTTTTCAAGGAAACTTTCAAGAGCCTTATCGTTTGTAATCTCCTTGACAACGAGATTGATGCCATACTTTTTCTTTGCAAAGAAACCAGAGAGATAATCATCAACCCAGTTTACTTCTTTCTCCATCGAGTTTTTATTGATGGAAACATTTATACCAAAGTGTCTATAAGCAAGGTCTCTCTCATATTGATTCCAATCGCGCTCTGCCGCAATTCTGTCAATTACGCCTTGTATTTTTATAGGGTCATTGCTATATTTTTTTCTTAGGTTTCCAAATACAGCATCAAACTCGCTGTTCAATTCTTGCGCCTTATTTTGTACGCTGTTCATTGCACGGATAAGGTCATTGAAATCAGCTTGCGAAGTACCAATGAAAGATGGCATTTTATAGTCGCTGCCGCCTTGTGCTATGTTGATTTTCTTTATCAACTCATACATACGTGTCATATAGTCAATGTTGGATTCGTTATCCTTTTGACCTGCACGTATCTCATCAAAGTATTTCTTCGTGGTCGAAGTGGCTTGTTTATAGTTTGCGTTAATGTTTGCTACAACTCTCTCCATTTGCGAAGACTTTGCGAGAGCATCAATCACAGCATCCTTGTAATCGCCTGCATCATCATCAAGACCATCTGTAAACCAAGTATTCCAAGCATCATTCTTGGCGTAATTTCTTCTGATAACCTCAATACTATCAATGAAATCTTTATATTCTTTCTCAACCTTACTGAAAGTAGTGTTAAGCTGGCTTACATCGAGAGTATCTACATTGATTTTGAAAGTCAGTCCGTCTTTTGATGCGGCATCAATAAGCTTTTGTAACGTTGTACGTCTATCTTCGACATTCTTTTCTAAATCCTTTCCTTCTAATTTGCCATTTGCATTTGTGGCTGCATTTGCTAGGTCGTTGTACGTTCCAGCCAAAGCACCTATTGCGCCCTTTGCCTTTATTGTTTCTTCTTCGGCTTTACGTACATTTTCGTTGTACTTGGAAATCTTATCATAAACAGTAGTTATTACTTCTGCTACAGCGTAAATAGCAAGACCTACGCCGATACCTGATAATGAACTTTTAACGAGACCGCCAAAATCTTTAAGAGCTTTTTTCATTCCATCTAAGGAATTTACGAAAAGAGCTTTGTATCTCACGATACCTGTGCCAGATGCTTGCGAGAAAGCTTGTCCGAGACTAGTCTTTGCAAACATAGAGTTAGCCTTTATAGCAATAAGAATAGGTATAAGAGCTTTTCCTATTTCTGCAAGTGCTTTCCAATTATCAAGCATAGAAGTACCCCAGCTTACCATCCCCTTCATTGTGCCTTCGTTAGCCTTGCCAATATCATTGAGCATCACATCGAAAGCATCCTTCAAGTTGGAAATCTTACCTTGGAGAGTTTCAGCCTGAATCTCTTGCATATTGTAGAATGTTCCACCCTTATCGGTCATGCGTTGGAATATTGCCTCAACATCCTCAAATGTAACCTTACGCTTGGAAATCATATCAACAATCTGTGCAGTCGTGTACGCTTCTCCCTTAACTTCCTTGAAGTATTGTTGCAACACACCATACATATTGATACCAGCTTCGGTAAACTGACGAACCTCAGAACCGCGAAGGTATGCAGCAGCCTTGACTTGTCCGTATGCAAGGATAAGTCTTCCCATATCAACGCCAAGACCTGCTGAAACATCGGCAAGTCGCTTGGTTGTATCATAAAGTTTATCAGACTCAATTCTGTAAGCAGAAAGTTGTCGTGTGTAATCCACCAAGTCCTTGATACGGAAAGGTGATTTAACGGCAAGTTCTACAGTCTTATTGAAAATCTCGTCTGCCTTTGGTTTGTTCTGCAAGATAGCTTCGAGTGAACGCTCTGAAAGTTCAAACTGACCTCTGACTGATGCAATCTGCTCGACAAAATTCTTGACAGAACCCACTGAGAATGCAAATGCCATACGCTGTGCCCAACGTGACATATATCCAGCCATATATGATGTTTGTTCTGTCAACGCGCGAGAATTAACACCAGCCTCTTTCAAGTTTTTGTTATGTTGCTCAATTGCAGCATTAAGAATATCCAATTTTCGCTTATAATCAGCATCGGTTTGAGACAACTTCATACGAGCCTCTTTCAGATATTCTATAGCGCGTACTTGGCGGTTGAGCGTATTTGCAGAAGCAGAGAAATCAAGCGCGCCTTGATATGTAGTGTTTGCCTTGTTATTTCTCGTCTGATAGTCTTTTGCTCTATCAGCGTATGCCTTTCTCTGTTTGTTGTTGTAAGATTGTTCTGCACTAACCATCTTATCAAGAGCCTTCTGAAAAGCAACAGCACGTTCATTATACATCTGCTGCTGGTATCGTAACTCATCCTGTAATGACTTCTTTCGCTTAATAAGTGCATCTTGGTCTGCCTTGGTGAGATTTTGTGTTGTATCTCGCAACATACTTTCAATAGAACCAATTTCTTGCTTTAACTCAGCAATATTCATACCGCTAGCACCCTTTGCTGATTCCTGTAATCTCTGAAATGCAAGTGCCGCTTGCATAATACCACTAGTGCCAGAACCATTCATCTTAGATAGCTGTGCTACCATATTTTGAATGTTTTGTGCTGCTGACGTAATGTTATTGTTCATGTTACCTGCACTCGCACCTACGTTTGAGATACCACTGCTTGCATTTGAAGCAGATGCGTTGATTGTTGCGAGTTTTGCTATAACTTGGTCTAAAGAATCAAGGAACGGCTTAGTACCAACAGACATATCCTTGAAAGATTGTGTTACACTAGACGCGGTATTTTTAGCCGTATCTTGTATGTCTTTCAATTTCTTGTCTGCTTGTTCTATTGCATCTAACGCACTTTTAGGAATGGTTAGAGCTGCTCCTAATGCTGAATCTGCCATAATTCAAAAGTTTAAGAATTTATAAAATAGGTATTCCAAGGTCATTGAGGTTTCGTAAATCCTCTGCACCATTGATTACCTTTGCATTCTTTAATTTGTCGTTCTTCTTATTCTCGTCTTTGTCTGACGAAATCTTCTCTAAATGAGTAAAATCCATAGACGCAAGGCGAATCTGCGGAACGGTCATTCTCCACTTATATTCTTCTTGCGAGCACCATGTGTTGGCACGTAAGAAATCTATCATTTGTCCGTATTCTGTTCGTGAGGGGATAATTCGGCTGCTTGCTTCTTCCTCATCAGAGCTTGATTGCGGACGGTCTGAATCACATTGGTACTCGCGAAGAAAAAATCCACATCTAGCAAATTGAGAATTTCAACGAGTAATGTTGCCCAATCCTTGATGTCATAGTCTCCCCAAAGCAACTGGTCGTAAACTTGTTGGTATTCCTCAGAATCAATGCGTTTTTTGTCATTGAGCAAGGATAGTGTGATTACTCTTGCCACCGATGGAATGTTGATGGCAAACTCCTTTATAACGTCACCCATTGATAAGTTTTCGCCCTTGACTATCTTGCAAGCCTCCTCTGCAATCATCCATTGAGTACCAGGCTTCAATGCTCTTATCTCCCACTCCGTACCTTGTAGTTTTACAATTGTAGGAGAATCATTCATAATTTGCGCAAGACGTTCCATTGCCGCATCAGACAAAGGAGAACTAGGTAACACCTTATTCTCGTCTTCTACAGCTTGTTTCTTAGCCTTATTCGGGTCTTTTTGTGCTCTATATACTTTTCCCATATATATGAATTACTTTCTAATCACACTTACTGCTCCATTATACTTCTTGGATAGGTTTTGTAGCTTCTGAAACGACATTGAAATGACTCTGTAAGATTGTTTCAGATTTCCACCGCCATCTTCCAATATCTTAGCGTATGGCATGGTAGCAACAACTGCCAAATCAATTACTCCACTAGGGGAATAATCGTTTTTGAGATATTCGTTTATCGCCTCACGACCTTTAATTTCTTCTCCATACCAATTCTTGCCTTTGGATGCTTTTGGTGAGGATGATAAGTAACCTATCTTTTCAAGCTTGCCTTCGACATAAATGCCATATCCGTAAGAATCATAGAGGTTGTATGTTCGATGTGTGTACGTAATCTCTTGAATACATTCTCTTAACACATTCTTTGCATCCTTGTCTAATTCCTTCGTAATAAGCTTTAATGCTTTTTTGTATAATGTTTCAGCCATAAATGATAAAACTTAAAAAGGAGCGGACAGCATTAAAGCCGCCGCCCCTTGTATATAGTCGAGAATTGTTGAAGAATCTGCATTATACACTAGCAGTTGGCAATGTGTATGCAGGGTCAATGTAGAATGGTGTCTTGCGAGTTACGCTTCCATCTTTAACTTCTACCAACTGACCTGTGCCAGCCAATGCAACCTTTGCCAAGTTAGAGTTCAGTGACTCAATGGTTGTCTTGGAGTTGAGCTGCAACTTAGGCAGAATCAATGCTGTGTGTGTAGTACCATCTGCGTTGTCAAAAACTACTGCGACCTCTGCATACATCAGCTTGTAACCAGATGGAGCGTAAATCTTACCATCAGTACCCTTTGTAAAGCCGCACAATGCAGTCAATACAGGAGCTTGAGTATCTGCAACCTCGGCAGCAAACTGATACTTACCAGTTGTCACGATAGACATGATAGGAGTATCAGAAGTCTCGCGCTCAATATCGGTAGTATCGTTATCGTCCTGAGAGATAGATGTGGTGTCGCGAACAACATCGTCCAAATCGTAATAATCGTCACCAGCCGCATCGCCATTGAACGGACGAACAATAATGTGTGAAGGCTTAGAGAGCTTGATTGCACTTGCGCCTGTACTTGTAACTTTCGTTGCCATATTGTTTGAGTTTAAATTGTTATCCTAAATAAATGAAATAATTAACGTACAATAACCGAAACAGAAATCATCTGAAAATGAAACTGACGGTTTGAGTCATATCCGCTATTACGGTATAATGTACTGATTGTATAGTTTGCGTCTCTTGATTCATCAATGATTTTGTCAAGAACACCTTCCATCTTATCAAGTAACTTTACATTCTTTCTAAGTGGAGTTCCCTTTGGTCTTGCATAAAGATAAATGTTAGCATAGCCAGAAGAATAACCGCCATAATCTCTTTGCTGACCTACGTCAACATTGACAAAATCATCCCAGTTCTTACTAGTTGTAGGTGGTAATTCCCCGACAAATATGTTGTCTGAGATTTTCCCCTTAGTAAGAAGCATCGAAAAGAAATTCTCAATTCGAGATAATCTGCGATTAATCCTCTGTGCCATACCTTGTTATCCTAAATACATTTTACCTTATGATGAAAAAAACTAAATGTCAGTACCCTTGATGTAAGCTACACATCCATGCATTTGTGTCGGATAAACGCCAATAACCATTCCGTCAACGTCCATTCCGTACATCTTTCCACGGAAACGAATGCCAGCATTCAAACTTTCAGGAATATATTCTTCATCTTTTCCGTCTTCTCCTTCTTTCGTTGGCATCGGAAAATAGATTGTATATCCTAGCGTAACAACACCCGAATTAAAGAGTTTGTTGGTTTCCTGAATATCGCAATCAGTTTCAAAAATGATAGTTTCTACATTTTCTGTTTCGTCTGAGCTAGTATCAGTATCACCTAACATATCCCCATCGCTTCCGATAAGGTCTCCATCTTCTTTCGGTTTTTGTTCCGAGCGGTAGAACACGCCATGATAGGCATATTCATCCAAAGCATTTCTGTCAGTGTACATAGCTTACCAATCTGTTTCTTTAATCCATTTAACCTCTCCATCGGTTTCATTGAGAGCTTCAAGTTTTTCATCCTCTCCATACTTCTTGTAAAGTCTTTTGAGTTCTGATTTGATACTCAGCAATGCAGCCGATGTAATGGTCTGAGCACCTACCGTAAGAGTATATGCGCCATGTTGGTTTGTGGTCGATGCTGTCTGATAGACACCGAATACAATCTTTTCCAAGAGTGCAATCTTACATCTGTCTTTCTGTTCTTCTGTCAAGTCCAAATAAGACTCGACATCAGAAACGCCGCAATCCAAAGCGACATTGTTTAATGCCGACTTGTCAAAGACAAAGTTAGTCATGCCGCTCAGATAGTCCAATATGTCAAACTTCGATGCTGCCATTGAGAGATAAATGAATTAAATGTTATCGTATATTGTGAGTGAACCACCATTAATTACCTGCTGTTGAGGTATCAATGATTACGTGGTTCATAAAGTCGAGAAGTGCAGGGCAAGCAGACATCATGACCTTTGTCTGCCACTCGCGGAACTGACCGTTATCCATTGCGTAGTTTCCTACGGTAACGAGTCCGTCAGCGATTGAAGCCCAAGAAACATCAATGTTCTTTGCGCCATACTTCTGTTGAAGTGTCTGGTCGTAGATAGGAGTCCACTTGAACTCAACGCTATCACCGATAGGGCAAAGTACAACAATCTTATCATCCCAACCTTGCACGAATGCGTCAGTTGTAACAGTCTTGTTGCGCTCCTTCTCAACGACAATCTCGATAGGCGAAAGACCTGTCATGTCGGAAAGTGATTTCTTGAAGTCCTCGTCCAAAATCTGCATATTTGCAGTATATGCGCGGTCGTGAGCCTTGCACCAGTTGATGTACCACTCCTTAACCTCCTTGTTCTGCAAGAATACATCGCGGTACATCTTGCGAGTCATCTTCCATACGAGAGAAATCTCAGTACCTCCACGCTCATCGCGATAGTCGTCCTCAATCTTTCTCATCTGTGAGATAAGGTTGCAGTCTGGGTCAGTCCAAGCCTTTGCACCAGCCTTCTTGCGGTTCTCTGTTGGGAATGGTTCAACCTTCTGCAAGAACTGTTGCAAACCTTCACCCTTGCCCTTCCAACTCATCTTTGCAGTTGTCATAATCTGTGCAGTCAAGTTGGAGAGTGTTGCTTCTGCTGAGTTCTTACCTACCTGAACAACATCGCGCACCCAAGCAGCCATAAGGTCTGCATCGTTGCCGAACTGCTCAAAGAGTTTTTCCTTATACTCGCGTTGTCTTGCGTTCTCAGACCACTTGTAACCGATAAAGTCTGGAATTGTACCTGTGTACATCTCCAAACCCTCGTTATCCATTTCTGGAGCATCACCAAGTGGAGCGCGAAGGTGCATCAAAGGAGCTGCCTCTGCCTTGCGAGACTTGATGCTGAATGAAGCCACGCCATCGTAGTCTGTAGGTGTAGGCATAGAAGCTCTACGACCTTGTGTGAGATACCAGCCATAGTTGGTATAGAGCAACCCCTTGGTGTTCAAGAAGGTTCTCAGAAAGTTGATGTTATCCTTAGAAGAGAACAACTTGGCGTATCTCGAATTGTTAAAATCAAATTGTTGCATATCCTGAATACTTAAATTAATGATATGTTATCCTATTGTTATCCTATTGAATTGGAGCGGTTAGAATCCGAACCATCCGTTCTCTGTTCTTGTGTTCATCGCAAGTACGGCTGGTGGAAGCTTGTTGCACTTTGCCAAGTTCAAGATTACTCTTGAATCCTTAATCAATGCTGGAGTATAAGAGTACTGAGCACCCTCACCTTCCTCAACATTGGTTGACAAGTTAGGGTCATAGAAGAAGTCGTTGTCTTTGTCAAAGTAAGCGTTAGGATTGGTAACCATTGCGGTAGCCTTCGCACCTGCCTTTGCTGCTTCAACGAGAATATCGCCCTTCTTTGCGGTTGCGCCAAAAGCTGTACCGAGAGTTACGATAAATACGTTTGCACCACCTTCTGTGCCTTTGGTTACGCCTGTAACTGTAAGACCAGTACCAGTACCAGTAAGAGTTGATGGAGCGACCATGATGTTGTCACCGATAAAAGGAATGTGATGATAGCCATCATCAACAAGATTGATTGTCAAGTCCTCTGCTGTGACATCCTTTGCCAGCTCGTAATACTTCAAAATCTTGACGGTCTGACCGCCATTCTTACCGTAAGTGTCTGGGTCATACTCGCACAAATCACCTGCGTAAGTCTTAGCGCGACCCTTGAACGGATTTGTGATAACACCACCAAAAGGAGGGTAAACGAATGCGTCCTTGTTGCCACTTACGAGGTTAATGAAAACGCTTCTATGACCGCCAATCTTACCATGTGCTTGGATAAGTGTACGACCGCCAAAGTGACCGCCATATCCATGCTTCAAATAGAAATCATCTGCTGCTGCCATAATTTGTAAATTTGTTTAATAGTGAATGAATAATGTTATTCGCCTGCGTCAGGGTTCACGATACCCACAACATCAGAGAAATCGTCAGCCTTGTCATTGTCACCACCGCCAGCACTACCTGGAGTGTTGTTGTTTGGCTTCGAATGAGAGAGATTGTAGAACTCCTCTGCATCCGTAAATTCCTGCTCAATGTCCGAGTCCTTGGTGAGATTCAACTTGTTCATGTACTTGTCAATCCACTTACTATCGTTGATACCTTTCTCCTTGAACTTGGCGAGAAGTTCACTACGTTTCTGTGATACAAGCTTAGATGCTTCGTATTCAGCATCCTTCTTCTCTAGAGCTTCCAATCGTTCCAAAAGCTTCTTTTCAACAGCCGAAGGCTCTTTATCATCATCCTTTGGATTTGGCTTGGTGTCTGGATGCTCATCGTTCCATTTCTTGATGAAGTCGGCATTGTCCTTCTCGTAGTTGCCATTAAGGGAAACATACTGCGGCAAAATCTTCTTCACCAAATCATCTAACTCTGTATCTTCACCAACTAAGAGGTCAAAGTGGGAATCACTCAAACTCTTGATTGTCTTTTCACTGATGGAAAGGTGTTTTCCGTTTGCAGTGAGCTTTGCTTTTAGGGTGTCTAAAAGTTGTTGTTTTGTAAACTTCATATTACTAATTTTTAAAATTCTGCTGCAAAGATAATTAAATAATGTGGTGATTTATAGGTTTTTAGAAACTCTATTTGTTACGTAACCAATATAGAATTAATTTTACTATATTATATATTATAAATTAGGTATCTTTGCAGCATGAATACGAATAAAGATGTAGAAATCAGACCACAAGAGGGCTTTCAAATGTCCTTTGCAAGTAGCAACGTTGACGTTGTTTTTGGTGGCGGAAATCTCGGAGGAGGAAAATCGTATGGTCTTGTACTTGCGATGGCAGAGCCGTTAATGACTGACCCAGATTTTCGCGCAATGATTTCACGCCGTTCACTTGGTAATCAAAAAGCAGGTGGAGGATTCGTAGAGAAGTTCAAACAGATATTCGGAGCTGATTTCGTAAAAATCAGAGAGAGCGAGAATCCGCGCGTTACATTTCCGAATGGAACGTTTGTCGATTTGACGTATCTTGACGATTCCAATATGGATAAGTTGAGAGAGCGCGCGAAAGGATGGGAGTACGATTTGATTGCGATTGACGAGTTGACGGAGATGACTTGGGAAGTTTTCTCATACATCATGACTCGAAACAGAGGTCAGAGCAAGACGTTTACAGGTAAGTTCTTTGCAACACTTAACCCGAAGCGTAGCCACTGGACGAGAATATTTCTTGATTGGTATATTGGACCAGATGGTTTTATCATCCCAGAGCGTGATGGTGTAGTCAGATACTTCTATTGTGCAGGACCGACTGTTAAGGATGCTGTTTGGGGAATGTCTAAGCGAGAAGTCTATGAAAAATGTAAGATAGATATAGACAGAAAGCTTAAAACCATTGGCGGCAACTTTGGATATGAAGTAATGATTAAGAGTTTTGTTTTCTATCAAGGTAAACTTGGTTCAAACAAGAAGATGCTTGAAAACAACTCTGGCTATTTAGGTTCTGTAGCGGCATCGGGCGGTAGAATGGCACAAGCTCTTATGGAGGGTAACTTCAATGTTGACCCCGAAGAAGAAGAGGATATTCCGATTCCTAGCCAAGCGGCAAGAGATTGTTTCGTTAAAGACCCAGCCGTAAATGGTGACAAGTGGATAACAATCGACTTGGCAGATTACGGAAAGGATAATACTCTGATGTTGTCGTGGAATGGATTCCACGTTGTCAATTACGAAATCGTTATGCACTCGACACCGCGAATTAATGCGGAAAGAGCTAGATTATTCGCGGCGAGTGAGGGAGTGGCAGAAAGCCATATTATCTATGATGCTACGGCAGGTAGGTATTTTAACGACTATATACCAGATGCTATCCCTTATATATCAGCAGCAAAGGCGATGGGAATTTATTATTTGTCTGCTATGACAATAAAAGACTTATGCTACTTGCGACTGAGCTATATGATTAAGCGAGGGCAGCTTACATTCTCTGATAAGGTTGCAAATGCAGTTTATACGCATCAAAACCTCAAATACAGAGTTTCCATACAAAATGAGTTCATGGAAGAATGTGCGGTAGTTCGCTTTGATAAGATGCAGAGTGGGAAAAAGAAGCTACAGAGCAAGAAGGAAATGAACAGAAATCTTGGAAAAGACCGTTCTATGGACTTACTTGACCCTTGCGCAATGAGAATGTACCCATGTTTGAATATGGAGTATGGTAGCGAACTACAGGAAGGGTTCAGACTCGCAGCACAGGAAGTTGAAGAGAAAAATCCTAATGCACAGAGCATTTATGATGATACGTTGTACTATTAATTTTAGAATATATGCTGAAAAAAGAAAATATAAAAATGATTCTTGAATCCGTGCGGATTGACTGGGATAAATGCGATGAGAAAGACATTGCGTTCGCTATCCTCTGTGACGCATTGGAAGATAAGACTTTAGCATATCGTCTTGCGTATCGTAAGAGCGAAAAGGATGCAGCGAAATTCTATGAAACTCCACGATTCAAGAAACTGCTGGACGTTCTAGAACCTTTCGGTATCGGCAATGTGAATAACAACGCTATTACTAAGGAAGAGAACAAAAATGAGCTTCTTAAAATGCTTGATAAGATAGACCAAGCTCTTACTGATGGAAATCTTGAACCGAAAGATGCATTGAAGATGCAGACTGATATACGTGTAAAGCTGAATGATAAATTCGAAATGGAAGAGTCACAGAAGCAGAAGCGAATCATCGTAGTACCAAGCAAACACGATATTGTTTGCCCTACTACCAATAGAGAATGTAATTACTGGCCGTCAAGAAAGGTTTGTTGCAGGCACTTCGGTTTGATTGACCCACAAGAGAATAACGATTCACAAAATAACAACGATGTTGAACCATCATTAAACGACAATAACGATGAGTAGAAAGAGACAAGATATAATTAATGATTTTTTGGAGAATCCACAGAAACTGCTTTTGAAAAAGCCGTTTTTGAGGGGTTCGCGCTCTATTACCATCAATGACTCTTCTGATGGTTCGGATATTAAGACAAACTTCCGTAAAGAGGCACAGCTTCCGAATGTCAGCAAGATAGTCGTAAGCCAAGAGCGTTTTGCAAAGGAATTAGACCCTTATTCTCATAGGGTATTATTTGATACGAATTTACCTTCTATATGCTGTAAACTTGATGATGGCAGTTATTGCGAGATTGAGTTTAAGAAGTTTGGTATTCCTATGCAACAGCGTATTGTTGACAAGAAGTCTCTTTGTTTAGGTGGCAACAAACGTAATCACATCCTGCATGACAGCAATCCGACTGATAAGCTCAAAAAGAATTTTGCCGATTTCAAGTGGCATTGGAAAGAGACAAATCAGGATGGTATCGAAATGCAAGCTATACGTATTCAGCAGAGTTATGGTGATGTTGGCTTACTCGTTTACATGAATGAGGATAACGAAGTAAAAAGTAGGCTATTCTCGTATGAAGATGGCTATCAGATTATCACACACAAAGACGATAATGGAGAACCGCTTCTTGATTGCGTGTATTATCGCACAGAGGATAATGTAAGACACATTGATGCATACGATAAGACATATCATTATCATTTCACAGATGTATTCGTTCAGGACGTTGATACAAACGAAGTACTGAAAGGCTGGTGCTTGGAAAGCAAGGAAGAACACGGATTCTCGGAGAGTCCACTTGTTACAAAGCGTGGTGATGTTGCTTGGAATAACGGTCAAGACCTTATCGAGCTATTCGAGATTATCTATAATCTGTTTGCGGTCATCCAAAAACGTCACGGATGGGGAATCCTTTACATCAAGGGCAAACTCAATGAAACCGCAAAGAAGATTGCTGGTTCTATCATCTTGAATGACACAAGCATTGAAGGAAATGGTAGTGCTGAGTTCAAGACTCCACCTTCTCCACAGAACATGATTGAGTTCATGCAGTCAATTCTCGACCAGTTGCAGATTGCTACAGGATGTACATTTATCTTGCCGAAGGATATTAAGTCTAGTGGCGATATAAGCGGTTTGGCAATTCAAATGACACGTTCTTTGGATATTGAGGAGGCTAACAATGCAGCTATTGAATGGCAGAATTTTGTTAGCAAACATTCAAGATTGTTCAAGGAAGGATTGGCAAAGCAGTTGGTTGCAAGCGGCGAGAATCCTACTGCTATCACTGAGTTTAAGCAGATGAGAATCAGTACATCATTTAAGCCTTGGCAGCCATTCGATGAAAGTGCATGGAATCAGATGCTTTGCACATTGAGCGGTGCAGGTTTGATTTCTACTAAGACAGGTGTTGAAAAGAATACTATTTCTGCGCCTGACGAGGAAGTAAGATTGCAGACTCAGCAAGAAGAGGCAGATGAACGTGCCGAAAAACAAGCTGAGATTACCGCAAGGACAAAGAATACAGACAACAATAAAGAATAAACATGAAGGCAGAATCATTATATATACAGAAGTTGACTTACGATGAGAACACTGGTAATGAAATTATCGGTTTGTTCCCATCGGAAGCTAACCCTGCTATTGTATCATCATATACCTACGATGCAAAGCGTATGGGTGGTGCTCCTACCCTTACTGCTACAATATATTCTTCTGAACCTTTGCAATGGAAGAAGGAAGAGTTCGTAGAGTACAATGGCGATAGATTCTTTGCGTCCTATACGCCAAACTCTACAAAGGATAATTCGTCTAGAATGTGGAAGAGCGAAATCACTTTTACATCTAGAAGAGAATTGCTTGATAACACTCTATTCTTTGATGTTGTCGTTGATGATGTTGATACTCAGGATAAAGACGGATACCGCTCAAATCAGACAAAGTTCACGTTTGGTGGAACTATCTATGAGTTTGTAGCTCGCATTAATAGCTCAATGGCATATTGTGGATTGTATCGTCCTACAGATGAATACAAGGGATATTACGTTGTTGTTGACGAAGGATATGGAACAGATGAAGTTGAGGAAGTATCATTTGAAGACCAATATTTGACTGATGTCTTGCAACTTATCAATACAACTTTTGAACTTGATTACTACTGGGATGGCAATGTTTGTCATGTCGGCAAGGTACAGCACGACTTAACAGATACACCTATAAAATATGGTAGTAGTGATGCCCTTATATCCGTATCAAAGGAGAATGCGAACTATAAGATAGTTGACATGATAACAGGTTACGGTTCATCTGATAACCTGCCATATTACTATCCTAATGATGATGAGTTTGGTGATGCAGTTTTTGATGTTGAAAACATCAATAAAGGCGGTGTATCTATACAACTACCTAAGATGGTTGGGTGTTTAGGTAATGCTAATTGTTATAATAACAAACTTACTCTATACAATGTTATTAATGGCAAAGAAGTAGCATTAAAACTGAACTATGCAAGTGAATTTTACTGGGCATCAAGCGGAGAATCATCATCAACAGATGGTCAATATTCTTTTGGTGATAATGTACGTATGTTTGTTGACGCAAAAAGTGGAGTTCACGTTGATTTTAGCAGTTTGAATATCGTATGTGTATATAACGGCACAGGAATTAACGGACAATACAAGTTAGTTACTGAACAAGGTGTTCCTAGAATAACAATAAGATGGAAAAACATCACTACTGGTGAAGAAGGATATGTTATTTCAGATAAAAATGTAGGTACTACAGCATCAATGGATATTGTTTCACAAGGTATATATCAATTTGATGTAAATTATGTGCTTTCATACAAATCTTCATCTATTAGGATAAATACTAACGGAGTTGTGATAAACTTATCTGCTCAGAAAAGCGATTTTACAATCACGAAAAGCGGTTATTTGGAAATGTCATATACTCCTAATTATGGAAACTTTGTCTTTAAGGATGCAAAAGGAGGCAAATTCTATAATTTAGAAGATTTGGGTATTACAATGCCAATATTATCATCTTCTGAATATTATTCTGCTGAATATAAGTTCGATTCTCGTAAAGAAGATGTAAATAATTCAGGGTCTAAAGTAGATGTCTATTATGTAGGATTACATGACGCTGATAACGGAGCAGAAAATCCTGTATCAATAACGGTAATAGATAGAGTCTGGATTGCACCATCATCGGTACTTATGCCTTCTATATATCGCAACACGAAAGGTGCAGAGCGTTTCTATTATGCTTTGAATAACACCCACAAGTTGCCAAGCGGTAGTGGATATTACGAGTTTGTAAACTTGTACAAGAAAGGAAATCCTCATCAAGGGACTGTTACTATTGGTAATATAAAGCCAACTATCAAAGGAATTGTAAATGCAGAAGGACAGTTGTTTGGAGAGATTGCAGATGTTGCTTTTGATAGTGCTGATAGTGATGTAAAGGATAACGATGGAAATTATATTCATAGCTATTTCTATATAAAGCTACATAAGTTTAACGGTGATTTTGGATTTGACTTATTTGCTCATGCTTTGGCTAGCGAATCAGCAAAGATAAATCTCATCAAGAGTAACGGATGCCCTGCATGCTCATTTGTGATTTACAATCAGCCGAGTGCTGACAATTCAAAGTTTTATAACTGCGTAAGTGTTGATGAAAAAGGAAACTTAAAACCAGTTCGCACAGATAAGAATGACTATATATTTGCTAACGCTAGCGATGCTTACGAAGATAAGCTAAACCAAGATTCAACTCAGAAAGAGTTATGGATTGCGGTTCAGAAAGATACATCAACACTAGGTATCGTAATGCCAAATGCAAGTGCTGGCTTTAAACCACAAAAGGGAGATTTGTTTGTTATTACAGGCATAAAACATCCAAAGGTTCTTGTGACGGCAGCAGAGAAAAGACTCGATGTTGCTCTTATAAAGAACATGAGCGAAAACAATACAGACCAATTCAACTACTCTGTTAAGTTTTCTCGCATATTCTTGCAAGAAAATCCTGACTTTGCAAGCAAGTTGAATGAGAATGCAAAGCTATCAATACAGATACAAGGCGACTCTGACAAAGATGGAAATCTTATTAGTCACGAAGTTTTCGTCAGCAACTACTCAGTAAAGGTTGATAACGATGAGCTGGCAGAAGTTGAAATTGAGCTTGTAAATTCGTTGGAAGTTACAAAGAGTGATACAAAGCAGATTATAGATGCAGTAAAAGGAGAAACTGTTAAATCTCTATCTAGCATGGTTGGTGGTAGTAATACCAATAGCTTTAATGCTAGTATAACCGATAAAATGTATCTCTCTAAACTGAAAGACGATACCGCAAATGGTACTATCACCTTTCAGAAGGTTCAGCGATTACTTAACGGCTTCTTCATCGGTCACTCTAACGAGTTCAGTATTGATGGCAGCGGCAACGCTATCCTCTCTAGTGTGATAGTGAACTTATTAAAGTCACTCGACTTTAACGAAGCAGAGCAAACGGGCTTCGCAATCAAGCAGAGAAGTGATGGTAAATTTCAAATGTTGCTTACGGATTTGATAGTTTGGGGAAAGGCGATATTCAATACGTTGCTCATCCGTGAACTCAGCTACGTTGGCGGTAACATTGTTCTCTCACCTGCTGCTGGCAAGATAAGCTACATCAAGGAGGTCTTCAGCGAGACAACGAATGAGCTGATTGGGTGGCAGTGCTATCTCTTAGCCGATGATGGAACGACCGCTACCATCAACTCATTCAAGGTGGAAGACCAAGTTCGCTGTCAGACGTTTAACATCAAGCCTGGAGTTTATGCGAACGTCAGCAACAAAGATTATTGGCGACTTGTTACCAAGGTATCAACAGAGAATGAGGTAATCACTGATGCTAAAGGTAATGAGCTTTACGATGGTAAGAAGTTCGCATGGATTCAGATAGCCAAGGGCAATTGCATGGAGAACTCTGATACCCCTGCCGCAGGTGATACCCTCGTGCTCATGGGTAACAGAAGCGACAAGAGCCGCCAGCACCTCCTGATGATGGAGACAGAGGGAGATTCCGCTCCTAGGTTCACCATGTATCGTGGTATCAACTCCTACTCTCTCAAAGATAAGTCTATCTTTGACGTTTCCTTCGATGGTATCAACATCGTGAGCAAATACTTCAAGATGATTAACGTCAGCGGAGAGAAAGTATGGACTCCCATCTATCTCGGTGACAGGAAGGAGGGTACGGAATACGAATACTACAACGAAGTAAGCTGGCATGGCACAATGTGGTTATGTATTGTTCCAGAAGGACAGACTACAACAGATGAACCTACTGCCGATTCTGCTTATTGGAAGGCTATGACAGAGATAATTCCTGTAGAGATTTATTTTGAGCATGACTTTCAGCAAGGCTTCGCTTACGGCAGAGAGGGCGAAATCAGATGTAAGGTATATCGTGGTATCGAAGACTTGACATCGTATGTAAAGAAGTGGAAAATCGAAAGGAAAAGTGATGATTCCGTAAGTGATTCCGCTTGGGAGTTAAGAGATAAAGTCAAGAACTTTGACGGAACTATCTCACTTATCTGTTCGCAAGATGTAACTGTTGATGATTTCGGTAAAGGAAGAAAGATAATCTTCACAGTGACGGCTATAGGAGATGATAAGAAGCAGCTCGCACAAGAGAATTTGACTTTCACATAATTAGTAATATTTTAAATGATAAGATTATGAAATATATTATTTGCGATAAAGCTGTAGCAAGCAACTATGGTTTCAGCCCTATCACGCATAGGGTATTAGGCTCGCTTATTATTCTGAACGAGAAAGAGGTTACTTTCAGTACTGCCATATCAGGTAATACTTTAGAAGAAAAAGCAGCAAACATCGGTGGTAATATAATGACCGAAGATGAGGTAATGGATTTTATTAACAATATATAGATAACAGAATATGGGTGGTTTTTCAGCAAGAGGTTCGAATGTAATCTCACGTATCATCAATGGTGATACTCTTTATTTTTACTTAGAATTAGGTGATAATCCATTGTATCAGTCCGTTGACCCAGATAATCCTGGCAACGTATTCCCTAATTGGGAGACAAATGCAGATAGTCAGCCAACAGTAAAACCCGTCTGCTCTAGCGCAATGAATGGTCAGTTGAAGCTTTCTGAGCACAAATGGTACTACAACGGCTCTCTTATCATCTTCGGTGCAGCAGTTGACGGTTGGGCAGAAGAACAGACACTTGGACGATTCAAGTACAAGGTAGCCGATGGAACAATCAAGATTGTGAAGAACTTGGCAAGTGCGGACAACGTTTCCAACGATACATTGAAGTATGAAGGTGTAGCAGACCTTGATGGAATCAACTATAATCAGTCAAAGACTATTGATATTCTCATTCAGCGTTCTTCCGCATCAGCATTTACAGGATTCGTCTTTGCTAAGCCTGCACAGCTTTCTGCGGAAGTAACGAGTACTACGCTTACAACCAAAATGTCTAATGGTTCATCTTATATTGATAACTATACATGTAAGTGGTACAAGAATGGCGTGTATATGACTGGTAAGGATGGAAAGAACTTGTCTGTATCACGAGATGATATTGACAGCGAAGAGTTGTTCCTTGCTAAGTTCTATCAGGTTAATAATGGCGTTACGGCAGGCAGCCCTTGCGCTACGGCAGCTATCAAGATAGCTGATACTGGTGATATATACAGGATTGTTTACAGTATATCAGGTGCTTTGGGTAAGACTGGAAACGTGAAGGCAACTCCAGCTGTCATTAATACCAGAACTACGGCAGCAGTCGACCTCAGTACTTACATGTGTACTTGGAATCATATCTTGTGGAATCACGATTACACTAAGCAGTTGCATACATTCGATACGGAAGTAGCCGTAATTGATGCTTCGTACTTTGAGGATAAAAAGGACGGACACATCGAAGGTTCTGTCAATTGCACAGAGAAGGATGCAACCGCATCCGAAACAGAAACCAGTAAAGAATAATAAGCTATGAGAAGTAAAGATAATTTTATTCATCGAGTCTATGAGCCGCTAGATGTGAGCCAAAGACTTGTTTGTCTTACGGATGGTAGTCCAGCGACACAGGTCTACAACACCGATACAGGTAAGTATGAGCCAAACAGAGAGATTACACCTACCGTGATATATCCCGACATAACGGCTTGGGCTTCTGATAATTCATGGGCTAACAAGCAATGCAATAGCATTCTTGACGAAATGGTATGGAAGGTAAATGGTGTTGATATTTCCACTATTGCATCATGGAAGGGCAAGTATGAGATTCTGCAAGACGGAAGTATGAGAGGTGCGCTGAAGGTAATGCGTAATCTCTCACGCGAAGAACGATGTTCGCTCACATTCTCTTCCGTAATCCCTGACTATCGTCTACAGACAAGACTGAAAGTAGAAACAGAGGAACTCATATTGAGCACGTTCAACAAGACAGAAGATACCTATGGACTTTCTTTCGGTGATGCCGACAAGATACTGTACAATCCTCTCAATGATAAGCTTGCCCTGTATGATTATAAGGTTGCTCATGGTCTGATTACATTCAGCAATGACGATAGAAATGCTTGTTATGACGGAAATCAGTATGAACGTACTATCCCTCTGCATGTATACAAAGGTGTCAAGGAAATCAATACAGGATATAGCATCAAGGTATTTAAGGTTTCTTCTGCCAATTCGCTTGTTGATGTATCAAGTGGATCTTCCGAGGTTATCAAGGTGACGGCAAGTGAAGTCGGATTTGACCTCAGAGCTATTGATAGCGGTGATTATGTCATTAGAGTGCTTGTTGGCGATAATGTGGTGGCACAGAGACAGATTTCATTCGGAAGAACCTATCAGGATTTCGATGCAGAAGTACTCAACTTGACATCCATCTATAATAATGATAAGCAGAAGAAGCATAAGGCTCTTATCACTATAGATAAAAATGAGGTTGAGTGTCCGGAATCTGTATTCGATATACAATGGTTCACAAAAGCTATTGATGTATTAAATAATGCTACAACGGAGAAGTTCTGGAATGTAGGCGGTACTGTTGTGTACGATATAGACAAAACTGGTGTCGGTAATACTATCAACGATGGTATACATGTATTATTTAATGCTAGCTTCAAGGACGCATTGCAAGATGCAACCGACAAGGACGGAAATGTCTACACTGACGCTGAAGGCGTAACATATATGTTTAATTAGTAATAAATAAAAAAATAATTATGGCAAATGATTTAGCAAAAGTGGGTGCTGTAAACTCAATGTTGGCATCTGATTATGTTATGGTTGAGATTGGAGGTTCTATCAAGAGAATCTCAGTCAAGGACTTTATGAACTCAATACAGACTGGTTCACTTAACCTCTCACAATATGCCTGGGGTGTTCCTATCTATCAGGCTCCATCTTCTAAGACAAGCCCAGAATGGGGGCGTGTCGGTAACCTGGATATGTGGGCGCAGTACAAAGAGAAAACGGGTCGCTATCTCCTTACACAGGATGGTCGATTGGCTAAGTTGTCTAAAACAAATAGTAACTATTTTGCTGATGGTACTGTTGTTGACGAAACTAAGGGTAATATCATGTTCCATTCTCCTCGTCTGTACTATCTCGTAAAGACAGATGCGGTTACTGGTATTCCGTATCTGTGGTTATCATTACTCCCTATCGGTGGTCATTACATCGAGTCACCTTGTTTTGGTGCTTATAAGGCTGATGTAATCTCCGATAAGTTGGTTTCTCGTAGCGGTCGTGTACCAAAGGGCGGTCTTACAATATCTCAGTTCTGGGCTAAGGCTAGAGCGAATGGTAATGACTATGGTCTTACTTGCTATGACCATCGCAGACTTATGATGATGCTTCAGTTATCTGAGTATGGTAATCCGAACTGCCAAGACAAGATTGGATATGGTGTTGGCGGTTCTGTGAATGGTAATTTTTGGGGCGCAGCATCTAAGCTGACAACTGGAGCTACCAAGACACTCGGTGATTCATGCGGTAGTATTCCTATAGATGCTCTTCCCGATGATACTGCTAGCAAACCAGCAAGCGTAAACAGCAGCCGAGTTTCACTTTTCGGTATTGAGGATGCTTGGAACTGGCAACATGAAATGACGCAAGGTATTTACTTCGGAAAGAGTGAGAATACAGGACAGACTGGAAAGGAAGTATTTATCTATGACGGCAACAGATTGCCTACAGATGCAGAGCTTACAACTAAGCCTGCTGGTGATTATCGAAAGTTGGAGCGAATGGACGGAGAAGGATATGTAAGCAAGATGGTTCTTGGCGAGTACTTTGACCTTATCGCACAGAGCATAACAGGTGGCGGCTCAAACAACTATTGGTGCGATTACTTCTGGCGTAATTTTGCTACAGGACAGCTCTGTTTGTTCGGTGGGAGCGCTAATTTCGGTTCGGATAGCGGTCTCGCTTCCGTCTCTTCGCGCCACGCTTTTTCGAATGCGTTTGCGAGCTGCGGGGCTCGTCTCGCTTATTACGGAAAAACGCAATACGTAAACGGAGCTGACCTCTAAAAGGTCAGCGATACCCGAACATGGAGGGCTTGCCCTCCATCGCACGCAAGACTGCATCCGTGGTATCAAAATAGTTAAATGTAATTTATAATAGTTAAGGATTTTTGCAAGAAACAATTTCGTGACAATATAATAGGTGGCGAGGGACAAAGCTCTGTTTGTTCGGTGGGAACGCTAATAACGGTTCGAATAGCGGTCTCGCTTACGTCAATTCGAACAACGCTTTTTCGAATGCGAATGCGAACTACGGGGCTCGTCTAACTTAATCATCGTGGACGTGGAACTGCATCGTGTAGGCTAAGTCACATCTGCGAGTCCCTCAAACCTTGGTTGTAGAGTACAAAGAATACTGAATCAGCCAAAACATATCAGTGGAAAGGCTCTTATGAGCAAGCAAGGCTAAGTAGTCGCAAGACCAAAACCTTGGGCTAGGAAGATAAGCGATTTTTGAATTTATGACAAAGAAGGTAAGAAATCTGATAGATAAGGTAGCGTCAAGAGAAATATTAAATCAAGCTGCTGATGATGCATTGGATGCATTGGATGATAAAAATGTGTGGTATGCCAATGAATTTCGTGCTCATAGAGAAGAAAGCTTGGATGCTATACAGAACATGATAATATTAGGTGAATATCCTACAAAGGAATATAAGCCTACGGAGATTGATTCTAAGGGGAAAAAGAGAGAAATATTTCCTCTGTACTTTGAACCTTGGAGTATTCTCTTTCATGCGATAAAGATAGTGTTAGAACCTATCGTTGAGCGAGTGCTCATATACGATTCCAGCGCAGGCAGACCAAACAAGGGTCAGACTTTCGGTGCTATCAGAACCAAGCGAACGATTAGAAGATACAAGAAATTCAGATATATCATTCAGTCGGATTTGCGCAAGTTCTATCCATCAATACCTCATGATGTAGTATTGCTCATCTTAGGTCGTTTCATTAATGATGATTTGTTCTTGAAACTTATAGATGAGACCATGCTTGATTATGAATCAGATGTTGAGCCTTTGTTGGAGGAAGAGTATCAGCGTAAGATGCGCTATTGCAAATGGGCTAGCAAGAAGCCGAGAAACTATGTAGGCAGCAAGAGAGGGATTACAATCGGTAGCTGCATAAGCCAGTTGATAGGCAATCTTGTATGGCACATGATTGACAGATATATGACACAGATAGTGCATTCAAAGGGTTATCACAGACATTGTGACGATGATTCACAATTTGCAGAGACTAAGGAAAGAGCTACGTATCTTCTGAATAAATTAGACGAGAAATGTAATGAATATGGTTTGTGCATAAAGGCAAGTAGCTATATTGCACTACTGAAAGATGAAGAAAAAGGCGTTGATGGAAGATGCCTGGATTTCGTAGGATATGCTTTTTCAAAGCATAATATGCGAGTTAGGAAGCGCACGAAAGTAAAATGTGCGAAAGCATTCCATCGTGTCAAGTCACGAAAGAGAAGACAAGAACTCTATGGTGCTTACAATGGCATTATGAAGTGGGGAAAATGCAAGAATCTTTGGCATAATATTTTAGTTGAGAATAATATGAGTTTTAAGGAGCATGGCATTACTACAGATATTGTCAGCACAGATAAAAATGGAAAGCGTATTTTCAATGTAGAGGAGGAGAAGATTGCTAATTTGGCACAAAGGCGCACAAATATAGTCATACATGACTTTGAAACCGATTGTACCGTGAAAGGGAAAGGTGACAGATGTTTCGTCTTATATCGTGATGCGCATGATGCTGATGAGGATTGTAATAAGAAGAAGTTCTGCACCACATCCGATTTGATAATCGGAAAGCTGACGAAGGCAAGGGAAATGAACGTCCTGCCCGAAGAGACGTTCATTACACAAGTCTTCAAGGCTGGTGGTCGGTACACTTATGATATAGAATAGATTTATTGTTGAATTTTAAAAACGTAAAATTATGAAGGTATTTCAGGTTTTAGATGTATTACCAAAAAATGGTATTATTGTTCGTGAAGAGGGTGACATCATCCGTGTATTTTTCGATATTGAGAAGATGGCGGCTGAGACATCGAAGAGTGGTGAGGTTATCGTACCTGACGGAATGTGCACGATGGAGAATGTTGATGTATGCGGTACTCGCAGCTATGATGGTATTGTGAATGCTATCGTATGCGACCACTACCCTGCTGATAAGATGCAGGCTATCATCAACAACCACCTTCTTGAAAGCGAAAGCAAGGAGCATGAAGCAGAGTTTGCAGAAATGCAAGCTTGGAGAGTGAAGGCTAAGAGTGTAGCCAAAGAGGTAGTGACAATGATTGTCTAATTTAAAGGGTGGGAAAATGGCAAAAAAAGATTTTGTTGCGAGGGGTTCGGCTTGGATTCAGCGAGCACCTGAGGATGGTACAAGCGTTACCATCCTCTCCACTAGTGTGCAATATCAAGTGTCGGCAAGTCCGACTGAGATACCGCAAACGTGGGAAAATAGTATCACGGATGCGATACAGACTGATGCTAAACCTTACCTCTGGACTAAGACTAGCGTTGTATATAGTGATAATAATAAAAATACGGTCACGTATAGTGTATCTTATAAGGGCAAGGATGGAACTAACGGAACTTCCTTCACCCCGAAAGGTACGGCAACCAGATTCTTCCACAATATGTCTTCCGTACCATCTTATGAGGACGGAATGGATAGTGATAAATATATTGTTGATGTCGATGATAGAAGTAACCCTACATCTGAACTACCACCTTACGTATGTCATTTTGAGTATGAGAACTTTATTATCGAACATGCAGAGTTTGGCGATGGCTATAATGTTAACGGACACCTCTATATGGCTAATTCTAATGAATGGGTAAACTTCGGTCAGATACAAGGTGTAAAAGGTGACCGAGGTGATGACGGAAAGGATGCTATCAATATCGTGTTTTCGCCAGCAGAGCTTGTATTCGATGCAGACAAAAATGGAAATCTTATACAAGCCGAAAAAAGTGCTGAGATTAAGGTGTTTCGCGGTAACAAACCACTTATATATCTTACTGATTGGGATTTCCCTAGTGTTGGGGTACATATAGGAGATAACTGCAAGGCATCATTTATGGCTGATGAAAACAGCGGTCAGATAAAGCCTATCGTGAAGATTTACAACATCTCCTCTACTAAGATTGAAGACACAAACCCGCAAGCGTATATTCCTGCATCATCGGGTGGTATTAATGTACCTATAAAGGTAAATGATGTTACATATAACGCTTATCTTCCGTTTTCGGTAAATGTGAATACCTTTGCTCACACCTTCATACTGGATAATAAAAAGTACATTAATAAGTACACAGAAATCAGCAACAAGTATGATGATGTGTCGGCAGAACTTAACAAAAAGGCTGACTTGAAGACTGTAGAATCTACTATTGAGCAGACCGCAGCGAATATCAAGTTAGAAGTACTTTCCAAGACTTCTGGTAGGCGAAATATGCTTGTAAATAGTGCATTCCGCAACCAGGACAGCGTATTTATTCACCCGTCTGCCCGTATTGAGATAAATTCAGGCTTGGATGGCGTGAATTGCATACACAGCTCGGATAAGTATTCTGGTAGCGGAGATGGCAACTACATCGGTGCTTTCTGGGATTCTACGCTGAGAAATGGTGTTACAAATATTCCTATCATCAAGGGTAAAAAGTATGTCATATCCTGCTGGATAAAGAGCGACAACTTAGAATTGCCGTTTGCCATCGAATGTATCTTCATGGACACCTTAAATCAGCAGAACAGAGGTGATGCTCATGCGGAAAGCAAGATATATCATGTTGATAACGTGAAAGAATGGAAGCGTATCACGTTTGAGCTCGATACTACCAATAGTTCGCCGTATGCAGACAAGATAAAGACTTTCGTAGCCGTTAACTTCTGGAGCAATAATAAGAACGTTCCGAAGGCAGATGGTGCGACTGAATATCCTACATGCAACGCCTATATCTGTAATCCGATGATGGAAGAGGGTGACACCTATAGTGGTTGGACGTTATCGGAAGATGACTACGACTATGTAGGCGGCAACATCCTTGATAATACAAGGTCATTGGAAAAGAGTGGTAATCTTAAAATAGAGAGTAGCGAAATTATCAATGAAGGCTACGAATACGCTTATGCCGTTGCTCATTCTAACAACACAACAAGTACGTATATTGAAATGCTACAATGGAATATGGTCGGGCGTATCAATGATAGGCAAGACTATATGTTCTCTTTCCTCGCTAAGGGCACTGGTGTGGTTAGTACTTATCTTTGGAAGGATGGAACACCTCGTTTCTTTGTAGAGAGTTCTAACAATAAACATGATGCAGTATCGCCAGATGGCAATGTTGATTTCGAGCTGACAAATGAATGGAAACGCTATTGGGTACACTATCATCTTAATACATCAAGCGGACACCCTCTTCCCGAGAATCTGCTTATACGATGCTATAGCGGTAATGATGTATACATCTGTCAGCCTAAGTTGGAGGTAGGTGCAACCATGACCGAGTATACAGAACGACAAACCGATTTGGTAGACAAGACAACCTTGAAGAAGGCTGGTATCGAAATCACCACAAATCAAGTAAAGCTCTATGGCGATAAGGTACAAGTGCTGACACGAAAAGACGAAAGTTCCGAATACGTAGAGGCAGGTATGTTCGTCAATGGCAAGCTCAATGCTAACCTTATCGATGCAGATGCTATTGAGGTTAAGCACCTTTGGGCGAAGTCTGAGAATGGAACTGCCAAGGTGGGATATTTCGGCAATACAGAGAAAATGGAAGCTTGCAAGGTAGATGATACTACTTATGCGCCTCTTTTTATTGGTGCGGATAATGCTAAAAACGCTCCATTCCACGTAACGCAAGCTGGAGCCATCTATGCGTTAATGGGTAGGATTGGTAAGTTCACATTGACAGACGATGGTATATTCGAATACGATTACGGTACTGGTGGTACACATAAACCAATGCGGTTATCCGAGAATTGCCTATTCTTTACGCACACAACAGACCATACAACTAATGATAGAATTATATGGATGGGTAATACAAGTCATGTCAACCCTGATTATGGTATTAGTAGTTTAATATCTGATATATGGATAGACGACAGAGAGTCCAGACCGACCAGTTCTAAGGCATGTTTAGTATTGCGTGCTGAAGGTGGAACAAGCGAACAAAGTAATCTTCGAGATGAACCAGCTGGAAACTTCGCAATATGTGCATCTAAAGGAATGTATGCTGGATTTAGACCGATGACGAGAACAATAGATAAAAACATGAATTTATCAGAATTGGATTGCTATGTTGAAGTAACTGCTGCCGTTACTCTCACCTTGCCTAAAAATCCACAGAGAGGACAGACGTATTGGATAATGCGCTCGGTGGGTAAAGGCGTAAAAACTATCGTGAAAGGAAACGGTAAGCAGGTATATACCCCTGCAGGGAACGGCGAGACTGTAGAGTTTACTTCTGCCAATGAAATTATCTGGTTAACGTATATCAAGGATAACTGGAAAGCCCTTTGGGTAACGCCTTAAATAAATTAGTATTAATATAAAAGTAAGAAGTATGAAAAAGAATTTCAATGTTCCTTTCAAGAATTGGAAGGGTGAGGTGATAGTATCACCAGTTAAGAATGAGAATGGAGAGAATACCTACAAGCCACAGATTATTGGCGATATTGTAGGTAAGGTACTCTTCGAGGTGATAGACAATCAGAGTATGCAGCTATCGGGTGAAGACAAGCTGCGTGCTTATCGGGTAGCTTGCAAGATAGGCAAGGATGCTGAGAACGTAGACATCGAAGCCGAGGACATTATCCTTATCAAGAAGATACTCTGTCCTGTGATGGCTGTAGGTGGTTATGGTCAGATAGTTGATTTGCTCGAAGGATAAGAATAGACAAGGCGGTTACTCATGGTGACCGCCTTGTTTCTGTATCATTACCAAACGTGCGAGTGCATAAGGCATGAAAGTATCGCCAACCTTTACAATTCTGTCATTAGGATATGGATTACACTTGTGTTCCAACTCCATCTCTCCAGGAGTAGATGGTAATCTGCTGCCACCTACTAGGTATCCCATTTGATTTTCGTATGGTTCTAACTTTTTCATAATCTTAATGTTTTAATTTCTGCCGCAAAGTTACGAAAATAATCTGAAAGTACAATGTTTCTGTTACTAAAAAATGGTAACAAGAATTTGGTAACAGAACTTTCAGATTGTTACTTTTTATAAAGTTTAACACAGAAATATTCTCATTTCCGCTGGTTTTGTGCAAAAAAGTGTATCTTTGCAGCACTTTTCTTATTATTAAAAATGAGGAACTAAG